TTCGCAAATCAGACATGGATTATATCTATCATAGGTGTAATGGTCGTAAGATGTGCGCTCCTACGCTTCAGAAACGAGGTAAAGAATGGTTTTTAGACTTCCCGTTTGAAGAAAAGGCTACTCTTACAGATACAAACAGCCTTGTAGTTGGCGTTGACCTTGGTTTAAATTCAGCATGTACGTGTTGCGTCATGGATTCAAAAGGCACTATCTACGGCAGACGTTTCCTTAGACTGCCAAGTGAAACAGACCGTTTGAACCATGCTGTAAACCGTATAAAGAAAGCCCAGCAGTATGGTAACCGCAAGATGCCGAGACTGTGGGCTAAAGTTAAAGGTATTAACGATGATATAGCTGTTAAAACAACTAACTTTATCATAGATACAGCCGTAATGTACAATGCTGACACCATAGTTTTTGAGCACTTGGACTTTGCAGGTAAAAAGCGTGGCTCTAAGAAACAAAAGCTCCATATGTGGAAGGCAAAGTACGTGCAATCTATGGTAACAGACAAGGCTCACAGACTTAGTATGAGGATATCTCATATTTGCGCATGGGGGACATCACGACTAGCTTTCGATGGCAGTGGCAGAGTTCTTCGAGGTAAGGACGCAGATATGCCTACATACAGTTTGTGTAGATTTCAAAATGGCAAAACATACAATTGCGACCTTAACGCTTCGTATAATATAGCAGCTCGTTATTATATACGAGAAATTTTAAAATCCTGTTCGGTGACGGACAGGTTGGACATTGAGGCTAAAGTCCCTCAGTGCTCTAAGAGAAGCACCTGCACGTTGGCTGACCTTATTAGCTTAAATGCGGTCTTAGACAACATATTAGTTGCCTAAGTACTGAGTTTTAGCCGTATGGACAGAAACGCAGTCCGATGCCCTAAAAGGCAACCACAACGTAGATTGTGGCAATAGGAAGCACGCGACTTTAGTCGTGTGAGGCTTCACAATAAAGGTAAACTGTAATATAATATTGAGAGAGCAAATGTTAGATTAAAGAAAAGAGGTAACTATGTCTGTAATAACACTTTCTTTTATGCAGAGATTTATGGGAAATCTAAATACTGCGATAAAGACTTTTGTTGAAGAAAAGCTAACGCCTATAACAGAGACTATGGGAGGTGCGACTTCCGATTTAATGATAAGAGCGGGAGAAAGCATCGAGACGGGCGCTGATGTAAATGATATGACTGTAAAAGGAGTGTTCTATATAGCGAGTGATTCAGATGCCTCTGAAATCGCTCATTTGCCTGTTGAGAAAAGCGGAAAGTTTATTGTAGCTGAAACAGGAAGCGGCGTTGTACAGATATTTATAATCAATGAAGACTCTTCTTTGTACATGAGAAATTATTCATCTGATTGGAATGCATGGGTAGGATATGCTTCTTCTGACAAACTACTTCCCCTTGCGGAAGGTGAAGATGGCGAATATGTATTAACAGCTACTATTAGTAACGGAACTCCTGTGTATTCATGGGAAGTGAAAACTAGCGAGTGATGCTGTATAAGGAGACTTTGAAATGCAGTATGTATCTGATGAATATAAGGAAGAAATGAAAGAAAGATGGCGAGGACATACATCTGTTACTGCAAAGCTAAAGCTGTATAATCCCTACGCTCAAAAGAATGCTTCGATTTCATCTTCTTTTACGGGAAACGAAGAATTATTGTATAAGGATAGTCCTTCTTCTTATCAAGGCGTTGTAAGCACGGAAGATGACGGAAGTATTACATTTACGTTTGGGCAATATCACGAACTTAACATTGCGGGATTAACTCTTGTTTTTTCTGGAACATTACCTTCGACTATAACTGTTACTAACGGAACAAAAAGCGATACGGTAGCTGTTACTGAAAATCCGTTAGTATATGATGAAGGGTTTATGTCGTCTCCATATATTAAAATAACCCCTAATAGTGGTAAACTTGCATTAAAAACTGTTTACTTCGGAATTGAACTTGAGTTTACTGACAAACAAATTATTTCAACGGCAAGAGATAATGCCGTAAGTCATATATCTAATAGTTTGCCAGTAAAGACGTTTACTCTTGTCGTGGATAATAGAAATCATTTGTTTAATAAGGATAACCCTTATGGTTATGCAGAGTATATTCAAGAACAGCAAATGATTGAATATAACTATGGTTACGAAATGTCTGACGGCTCTATTTATACGATTAAAGGTGGTAAGGTATTTGTCAAATCATGGAACAGTGATGATTACCAAGCAACATTTAATTGCATGGGAAAGCTGAATTTCTTAGTGGGAGATTACTATAAGGGGCAATATTATAAAGACGGTATTTCAGCATATGATTTAACTGAGAATGTTTTAATTGATGCAGGAGTAGAGGATTACATTATTGATTCTTCTTTAAGAAAAACAGTTTTCTCTAATCCGTTGCCTATTTGTCCTCATAATGAAGCGTTGCAGATGATAGCGAACGCTTCAAGAAGTGTATTGTATGAGGATAGGGATGGGAATATTTGTGTTGTTAGCGGTACAAGAGCAGAGTATATAAAGGATATATTCTTTGAAGGCGCTACTTCATATTCTATTCCGTCAGCTATTTTTAATGATAATTCTTTGTATAATTATGCTGATGCAGAACATGAATATGTATACGCAGATGGTTCACTTTTGTTTTTGCCAGAGAATGAAACGTATCGACAAGTAGGTTATGTTTCTGATGAGATAGCTAATTCAAACGGAGCATTTACGCATAGCCATAAGATAACTATGACGTTTAAAACGGAATTTGACCTTAAGAGAGTTTTCTTAAAGTTTGCGGTAGTTATTCCTACTTCTGTAACAGTTGTTTCAAAGAGGTCTGGAAGCGTAGTAGATACTCAGTCTTTAACAAATCTTAGTATCACAACTGTTTATTCTTATGACGGTATTGTAGATGAAATAGAAATAACGTTTAATGGAGCATCGCCAAATCAGAGGATTCATTTAAATAGTATTGAGCTTGATGGTGGTGTTAGATATAATCTAACTTACCATGAATTAAAGAATGTTCCTATGGCGAATGACTTAGAGCGAGTATCTAACATAAATGTTCATAGTTATGTTTACGACTTAGAGAAAACGGATTCGGAAAGCGGAAACTCACGAGTTAATATCGTTACCACGCCGAATGAAGAAGGTGGGGAAACTGTAGACATTACAACCATAGAGGGCGCGTACGGTTCAGCTATTGGTTCAATTAGTGCTGTGGTCGGAGACAATAAAATGACTTTCTCACAGCCATATTATGACTATAAAGTTTCCAATGGTACTATAAAGGAAAGCGGAGCGTATTATATTGTTGTAAGCTCTAATAAGGAGCAGGATATAGAAGTTTATGCGCATCCTTTTACTGTTACCGATAATATATATACTCTTGATGTTCACGAAACGGGAGTTGAAAAGAAATCAACAAATCCATTGATAGGTTCATCTATAATGGCAAGTCAACAAGCGGATTGGCTTAGGGAATATTATGATAATGATGTAGAATATTCTTTAACTTATAGAGGAGACACTTCAATTGACGCTGATGATTTGATTTATCTGGAAAATAATTATGTTGCTGATAATGAAGTGAGAATTGAAGAAGAAACTATTAATACAAGCATGGGGATGGATTTTTCATGCAGGCTTGTAGCAAGAAGAGTGTCTTACAGAACAGACGCAAACTTAGAACGAGCTATTGTAGGTAGATTTAAGATAGGAGAAAACTTATGAATTATAATAAGCATGTATGGGTAACTGGCGAAATTGTAACTGCGCCTCTCCTAAATAGAATGGAGGATGGTATAGAGGCGGTTAGTCAAGCGCAAGAAGAGGCTAGTCCTACGGATTGCGATGAATTGTTTGTTGATTTTTTGGAGGATGAAGAGTGAGCTACGAATGGATAACTCCTAAAACAGACTGGGTTAAGACAGACCAGTTTACATATCAAGACTATAATAGAATAAGAAACAATTTGCTATATATAAATGATAAATTAAATACTAATTATCCTAGCAAGAAGATTATCCTCAACTTAGGCGATGCTAAAACAGGGTATAATAACGATTATTATGCTTCTGAATTTGTTGCTTTTGAGAATGCTCTGGATTCTTTTACAAGGATAGGACGTAATGCAAATGTTGGCGCTAAAAGTAATTTTAAGGGAAATGAAAGCTTTGCTGACGCTGATGCTTTAAATAGAATAGAAAAGAGTTGCTTACGATGGAAGGATTTTACGAAACCTATTTATAAAATATTTGATACGCCTTATGCAGTAAGAAATGGTGCGTGTGCTGTAAGAGCTTACGACGAGCGTGATACTACGGTTCATATTATGGGTGGTGGCGGTGTATGGTCTGGCGTTACAGAACATTGGTGTTTTAACACGCGTACCGAAACTTGGAAAAAGTGTACTGATTTGCCGAGACCTTTTTATTCTTTCGCATGTGCAAGTCTTTTTGAAAGAATGTATATTGTTGGAGGCTCTTCCTCTAACGGTCAAGGACTTTCCGATGGTTATTATAATTCAAATAGAGGAGAAGAGTATCCATGGAAAGCAATTCCAAATCTACCAGAGGGATTATATAGTCTCTATTTAGTTCCACATAGTCGTAAGAATAGCGTTGGTTATGACACTGGGTTATTGTGTTTAGGAGGCGGCTCAAGTTTAGGCGATACTCTTTATGGAAAAAGAGCTTTTTTTATAAGTGTTAGCGATATTAATCGTGATGGCGATTGGCAACGTTTACAAGATTTGCCATTTGTGTTAGACGATGGGGGAAACGTTGTCAGTTTCAACGGGATTTACGCCAATTCTTCAGACAAATTGTATAGATTTCATAGAAATAATGAAGAGGATGTATGGGAAGAACTATGTCTTCTCCCTCATAGGAATGAAGGCGGGAAACTTATTAGCAGTAATACAAGTCTTTATTATATGGGAGGAAGTAGCGTAGACTTAAATTATTATAAATTAAATGAAGAAAATATGACTTGGGAATCTGCGGGGGAGCTTCCGTGGGCATTTAGATATGGAGCTGTTGCTTATGCTGATAATAACGCATATGTTATAGGCGGCACTGATTCTGTAGGCAGAAATAAAATGTGCGTTATACCTCTTGAGTAATTGTCATAAATTTTTAATCTCTCTCTGTTATCAAACAGGGAGAGATTTTTTATTACATAAAAACAAAGGAAGCTTCCTAAAAATTGCATGAAAATTTCATAAAAATTGCATGTTTTTTTCATGTTCCTATTTGAACAAGTATTATATAATACAGTTCAGAGGGATGACAGCCCCCTATAAAATAAATTGTCATCCCCTCACGAAAGGAAGCAAGATGGCATACGTGTATTATAACCCGAATCCATACCAGAGACGCGGAATAGGAGATTGCACTATAAGGTGTTTAGCGAAAGCATTAAATACGTCATGGGATAGTGCGTATATCGAACTAGCTTCGCAAGGATTTTTCTTGAAGGATATGCCTTCATCGAATATTGTCCTTAATTCGTATTTACATTCAAAAGGCTTTAGACGATACGCAATCTCTAATCTGTGTCCAGATTGTTATACCTTTAGGGATTTTGCAAAAGACCATCCTAAAGGAACATTCATTGTTGGAACGGGTACACACGTTGCCTGTATCAAAGATTCAAATATCTATGATTCTTGGAATAGTAGTGACGAGACCCCGATATTTTATTGGAAAAGAGAGGAAAAAGAATGAACAACTATCCCTATCCTAGCTATTATCAAAGCTATCCAAATTTTCAACAACAACTTCAACAACCAGTAATGCCACAGCCTTCACAAGCTCAAAATCAAATACTTGCTTGGGTTCAAAGCGAGGAAGAAGGTGCGAATTACCCTCTTAACGCAGGACAAAGCATCTTTTTGATGAATCAAAGAGCTGATTATCTTTACATGAAGTCTGTAGACCAACTAGGTAAAGTAACTTTTATTAAGAAAAGGCTTGTTGATGAGACTGAACCGAAAGATTCTGAACAGCTTAAAGATTATATGAAGCGAGAGGAATTTGAAAGTCTTATATCAGATAAAATAGAAGATTTAGTTGAGCAGATTGTTTCAGATAAAATAAAGGAAGAAGTTGAAAAGAAGATTTCTGAGATTTCGTTTAAGCCTACTAAGAAAAAGACAAATGAAGAGGACTAAATGATGAATAGTTTTTTTAATATGATGAATAACCCTATGATGAGTTTTTTTAATCAATTACAGCAAATAAGACAAAACCCAAACATGCTGTCTAATATTCTGCGCCAACGTGGGATGATAAATGATGTTCAAGCGGAAGAAATACAGAAAATGGGGTGCAATTATGAACAAATAGGGCAATATCTCATACAAAACGGTATGATGCCTAATAATATTCGACAATTTGAAGGTCAAGTTAATCAAGTGCAAAACATGATGAATGAAAAAAGCAATTAACTTTAATGGGTGGTAAGTTAATTGCTTCCCTCGCAAAACTAATATGTAAAGTAACTATACGGATGGTTATATTATATTCCTTTTGTGAGGTTTAAGCAAGGTTTCTATTATGCGCATATGGAAATAAATCAAACGAAAGGAGACGCTATTGAATGGTAGAAAATAGCTCACAGCTTTACATGCCAGTAGCTCCTGCTTACGCCGCTAATAGTGGTATGGGAGGAGGCTTTGGCTACAATGGTGATTGGTGGCTTATTCTTATCCTTCTTTTCGCTTTTGGCGGTTTCGGAGGATGGGGAAACGGAGGATTCGGAGGCTTTGGTGGTGCTGACGGAAATCTTCTTTATCCATGGATGAATAACGCACAGATTACTACTAATGGTTTCCAGAATCAAGCTTTAAACACCGCTATTAGCGGACTGCAAAATTCTGTAACATCTGGTTTCGGTGATGTTCAACTTGGCATTGCAGGAATCAATCAGAATCTTTGTCAGACAGGAAATGGAATCGTTCAAGCTGTAAATAGTGGTTTCTCGCAGGCTGAAATAGCTGATAATGCTAGACAAATGGCTAGTATGCAACAAGCTTTTGCAAGCCAAACAGCTACAGCACAAGGCTTCAATGCTGTTCAAGGACAATTAGCACAGAATAATTCTGATGTTAAGGGTGGATTAGGCGATATTCGCTATACTATCGCAACTGAGGAATGTGCTACAAGAAATGCTAGTGCAACAAACACAAGAAATATCATAGATTCTCAGGCAATGGGCACAAAAGCAATTCTTGACAAACTCTGTCAGCTTGAGCTAGATGGAGTCAAGGCACAGGTTGAAGCAAAGAATGACAGAATTTCAGAGCTTCAAACACAGCTTAACATGGCTACGCTTAGGGAGTCACAGACAGCGCAGAACGCATTTATTTCACAGGGCTTTGCTAACGAGGTAGACCAGTTGTACAATAGGCTGAAAAATTGCCCTGTTGGAACAACACCCGTTTACGGCAATACTCCGATTTTTAGTTGTCCTCAAACAGCAAGTTGTGGATGCGGTCAATTTTAATAGGAGGATGACACTATGGCTGAGTATATAGAAATAGGCAATCAGACTGTAGCTTTAAACAATCCGATTGTGTTTAATGCTTCCATCCCTTGTCCGAGAGGTTATGTAATACATGACAACGGAACAGGGAACTTTACTCTCCGAGGTGCAACCCCTAATTGTTTTGCTCGTTATCAACTTATTTGGAATGGCAATGTACAGATACCGACAGGCGGTGAAGTAACCCCTGTTGGTATTGCTATCTCAGTTAATGGTGAAACTCGTCCGAGTAGCTTAGCTATTGCTACTCCGCAAGCAGTAGAGGAGTTTCAGAATTTGACTAGCACAGCTATTATAACAGTTCCTAAAGGGTGCTGTTATAACGTGTCTGTAAGATACGTAAGCGGTGTAACAGATGGTACTACAACGCCTACTCCAACAGTTGAAGTAGCAAATGCAAACTTGACTGTATCGAGGATAGCTTAGAAAGGAGCGTAATATGAGAGTTTATAATCAGATAAAAGAACTTATGTGTGATGAACTTGAGCATATAAGCCGCAAAAACGCTCTTGATATGAATAGCCTTGAGGTTGTTTACAAAGCAGTTGATGTTATTAAAGACATTGACACAATCGAGGCTATGGAAGATTTTAAAGGAAGCTCATACGCAGGAGCATCTTATATTGGAAATTCTATGAATGGACAAGATGGATATTCTGGTATGTACCCGATGGGCGGTTATTCTTTTGCGAGAGGACGTGGTGCTAATGCACAGCGAGATAATCAAGGAAGATATGCCGATGGATATTCGAGAGATAACGGGTATTATGCGGGCAGTTCAAACACAAAAGAGGAACTTCAAAGGCTAATGGATAAAGCAACTAATGAAACCGAAAAAGAGGCTATCAGAGTTGCAATCGAGTCAATGAACAATTAAATTGTTTGTTTAATGAGGTAAACCATGCTACCATTTAGGTAGAGCCAAAGAGAGCCGAGGATTTAATCCTTGACTCTCTTTTTTTTGATTAGAAGGATGGTGGTAGTATGGAATGGATAATTAATAATTGGAGCTTAATTATCACTGTAGTAGCCGTGGTAGTATATTTCTTGCTGAACGGTAAACGTTCGGTTGTCGAATTTCTGCTACAGGCTGTTGTCATGGCTGAAAAAGATTTAGGCAGTGGCACAGGGAAAATAAAGCTCTCGGTGGTTTATGGTAACTTTATTGAAAAGTACCCGATTTTTTCAAAGATTATTCCTTTTCCTGTCTTTAGCGCATGGGTGGATGCCGTACTTGAAGACATGAAAGATATTCTCTCAAAGAATGAAAAGGCTAAAGCCTATGTCGAGAATGAGAAGGAAGCTTTGTGATACGGGTATCACAAAAGAATATGTGAAGGGTTTTGATTATGCGGTTGAAGATTCGATTAATAATTTTTTTGACACTCTGGACGCTTATGATTTTACTATTGACGGCAAAAGTGTTGACGTTGGTAAGTATTTAAGCGACAACCCAGACGGATTGGAAAAATTTAAAGAAGTGTTGAAAGAATATTTTGACGAAGAACGACAAAGATTATTAGCTTCTTTAGAAAACAATTATTGCAACAGCAAATATGATTACGAAGAGGTGGATGACTAATGAGTGTGACAATAGCACATGCAAGTATAAGCGAGAATGGAACGGTAAAAAATGGAACAGCAGGAGACCAAACAAAAAAGGAGGTCTGTACTCGTCCATGGTATAGAAACGGATGGACATGCGTTATAAGATTTAATGAGCCTCGCATGGCGGAGAAAGTAGCTCAGTGCATGGAGAACGCTTGTAAAAATAATAATATTGGCTACGACCAACTTCAAAGAAATACGCTTCTTGCCCAAGCGAGAAAGTATAATTACGATGTGTCAAAAGTTAATACCCCTTGTGAAACTGATTGCTCTGCTTTAGTTAGTGTTGCGTGTATGTATGCGGGTGTTCCAGAGAGCGCATTGACTCTTTCTGGTAACTGTGCTACAACTAGTACATTACAAGCAGTGCTAAAAGCGACTGGTGACGTTCAAATATTTACAACACCTCTTTATACTGCAAATACAGCGCGTTTAAAACGCGGAGATATTCTATTAAAAGCAGGTCATCATGTTGTTGTAGTAGTAGATATTGGTGACAATCCGTACAAGTTGACAAGTTCACTCCTTAAAGAAGGTAGTATTGGAGAGAGTGTCGCGTGGCTTCAATACGAGCTAAATCGTCATGGGGCTAATTTAGATGTTGACAAGCAATTTGGAGTCAAAACAAAACTAGCCGTTATTTTATTCCAAAAAGATAACGGTTTAACTCAAGACGGAATTGTTGGCAAAGAAACAATTAATAAGTTGAATGAATTGAAGGCTTAAAGCCTTTAATAATTAGACAAAGGAGAATGGACATGCCGAGAAAGAAAAATTCAGAGAATGTAAACGAAGTTGTAAAACCAATGAAAGATGATGCTTTCAATCCTCCTGTAGAAGATATTAAAGCTCCTATTGAGGATGAAAAGAAGGTGGAGAAAAAGATTTCCGAGAAAAAGGGAAAGAAAATAATCTCATCTTCTGCTAATTTAATTAATGTAAGAACTAACCCGAACGGAGAAGTTCTTTTTAGACTTAAGACAGGAACTCCTGTTATTGTCGAAGAGGAAAAGAATGGATGGTGCAAGATTGTAGGGTATGTAATGACTGAATTTGTAAAAGACTGACTTTGGGAAGGGGTTTGAGATGAGTACTGCAAGTGTATTATCAATAAAAGATTACATAACAATCTTAGCGTGGGTGTGCGGGGTAGTAATAACGGTTTCTGGGGCTACCACGATAGTTCTAAACAGCTTAAAGAAAATCAGAGAACCAGAGAAAAAACAACGTGAACAAGTCGCTCTAATAGCAGACGGGGTGCAAGCATTACTGAGGATGAATATTATCAATTCATGCGAAAAGTATATAGAAAAAGGCTATTGTGATAGCGATGAACGCTTGACGCTTGATAAAACATATTCTATATATTCTAAGCTCGGAGGCAATGATGTTGCTAAATCGTATAAGGAAAAAGCCTTGGCTTTGCCAACAAAACAGCAGGAGAACTCTTATGAAGCAGGATAAGAAGAAGATGGACAATCTTGACAAATGGTTGCTTTTAAGCGTTATTTCTGTTATCATATATACGATTGCTCATACAATAATCCTTGCCGTAACGGGTGCTGAATCGACGGTTTTAACGATATGTTTTTATGGTTTTTTTGCAGAAGAGATTGGCTTGTGTTGTTTTTTAAAGAAAAATAAGATGCAAGATGTATTTAAACTTGTAAAAAAGAGTCATAATAACGATTCTGACGAGGCATAATTGCATCTACAATCAAAAGCTTTATGAATGTAGAGCCAAAGAGAGCCAACCTTTTCGCGGAGGTTGGCTATTATTTTGTCGTGAAATAACCCTTGCTTTTCAAAGGGATTAAGTGAGGACTAATGAGACTAAAAAATATTAACTATACCAATAGCGAGATGAGTGAGGTAATTGAAGAAAATATCCATTCACAAAGAGATAGACTCATTTTAAGAAAATGCTTTATTGATGGGCTTTCACACGAGAAAATTAGTGAAGAAATCAACATGTCTAATAGGCAAGTTAGTAATATCATAAGTAAGTATTCTGTTATGCTGATAGAATATCTTAGAAAGGATGGCTTGAATGGCTGTTAATCAAGTTAGATTTAATGGTGATGATTTGATAAATCTAAGACAGGATTCTGTTGACGAAGAAAAGCTCACGAAAGGCGATACAGCGCATAAGAAATCTGGCGTAGGAATAGAAGGTAGGGCGGATTATTACGCTGTAAAAGATGAAGTAGCGGATATTTCTGATGAAGATTATATCCCTTTTTATGATGTGTCTGAAAAGAAGAAGAGAAAAAGCCTTTTCTCTTCTTTTGTTTCAAAAATAAGAGATTATTTTGTGGCTAGACAGCCAGATGATAAAGGTTATACAATTAGGAATGTTTCTGATGCACTTGAAATTAAACATCACAACATTATTGCTTCAAAGGCAAACAATAATGTTTCAAGTGTAATTTATCCTACCATGGAATGTCATCTTGATAAAGATGAAAGAATTTTTATGCGTACAGAATCCATTGTCGAGCCTGATGGAAGAATTGGATGGTTCGCTTATGTTAGAAATTACGATGAGCAAGGCAACCGTCTTGGACAAAAGGGAATCAAGTTCTATATGGATAAGCAAGGGAAACTTACGTATGAAATTGGTGATATGGATGCTTTTCGCGAGGCAATTCATACTCTTGATTTCAAAGGAACTCCTATTCCCGATAACGCTGACCTTAATGATTATATTACTGCGGGCAGTTATTATGTTTCTGATAACGGCAAGGCGGCTACTATTGCAAATATGCCTATGAGCAAAGCGTGGTCTGGAAAACTCTGGGTTCTTGATACAGATTCTAGCAATCGCGTCGTTCAAATGTATATAACTAATTGGCAAGGCACTGGACATAAGGTTCATATTTGTGTTAGATGTATTGATGACGATGGAACAGCTCAACCATGGTGCGAATTAGCGTCAAATGATACTGTGCCTAATGGTGGGTATACTACCGCTACTATTAGCGGTTCGGCTGTTACTGCGAGTATAGATAACTTTTCTCTTGTCAATGGCGTTATGGTTATGATTAGGGTTGAAAGTGCACTTCCTGTAAATGCAACTCTTAATATTAATAACACTGGTGCAAAAACTATTTGGTATTACCGTAATAACCCTGTAAGGAGTGGTGATAGTATACGCATTATGACGGGCGTGCATTATATAACGCTTATGTATGACTCTGTTAACGACGTTTATCATGTTGTTTCGTTTGATATTTCTAGCAGTGTTTCGGGTCAAAATTATGTGGCTGATACTTCTGGCTATGTTGTTGATACCGTTCATTTTGACAAAAATGGATTTGTATTAAAGCATAACATAGCTAATGGTGCTTTAATGTATAATTATTATAAAAACGGCAACTGGCGAGGCGACAGGAGACTTATCGAATCAGAACAGGCTTTAATATATACTGGTGTTAGGATTCCTGCCAATTCTAATTTTAATAATTATGGAAGCATAGGAATTTATTACGTACTCAATCAAGCTGATGCTGATTCTATGACTAATATTCCAGAGAAAAAAAGTGGCAAGTTGATTGTTATGGCATTGACTGAAACTTCTTCTTGGAATATGCAAATCTATGTAACGAATAATGCTGATTCTATTTATAGGCGAAGGCAAAACAACGCAGGCATTTGGAATCCATGGGTAAGAGTTGCGAATGATTCTGAGCTTATCACTCATTATGGGCAAGAAATTCCAGACAACGCTGATTTGAATAATTATAAGACAGAGGGCATTTATAATGTTGCGTCAAATAATAGGGCTAATACTATTTTAAATATTCCCACAAAACTCGCAGGAAAATTAACTGTGATGAGGATTGCGGGTTCGTTCTATGCGACGCAATTTTATATTACTTACGCGCTTAACCATTCGTCTGATAGCTTTAATGTATCTCAAAGTTATAATATTTTTTATAGGTCTTATGATAATTACAACAATAATAATAAATGGACTGAATGGAGGCAGTTGACTCTTGATAGGGATTTATCTGCGCTTATGACTGCTACTGGCAAGAATCTTTTGCCTTCATGGAGTTATATTGCCCACTCTAACCCTAATAATGGTATTACTTATACTTTTAATCCTACTACTGGCGAAATTACTGCAAATGGAACTGCTACTGCTGATTCAAGTTGCGCTCTTGCAGGAGCTACGATTAATCCATATGACCTTCCTGCGGGAGAATATATTTTATCTGGTTGTCCTAGCGGTGGTTCTTCTTCTACCTACATGCTTAATTTGCAGTTGAAATTTTCCTATGAGGATGGTGAAAAAGCCTTTCATGATTATGGTGAAGGTATTAGGATTAAGCTTGATGATTATGCGGGTTCTTATACTACCCAAAATTATTTTATTAGAATTCTAAAAGGCACAACTGTTAATAATAAGGTTTTCAAGCCCATGCTTAGACCTGCTTTTTCAAACGACACATATAGACCTAATGATAGTTTTTATAAGGGTAATCTTTTTATAGGAGCTTGTGAGACGGCGGCTGACGTTAAAGATAAGGTTGCTACAGTTGATGGATATTTTAAATTAAGAAAAGGAGTTACTGTTTGTGTTAAATTCAAAAACTCCAATTCGTATAGTGCTACTAGTGAAAATAAAGTTACCCTTAATGTTAACAGAACTGGTGCTTATAATATTTATTTCAACAATGGTAATCCTACAGGCACTAATAGAACTGCGTTCGGTGTTGCTAATAGATATGTTACATATGTATTCGATGGCGGTTCTTGGGTTTGGCAATCACATGGCTCGGATGATAATACTACTTATACTCCTCAAAGTTTAGGCTTTGGCTATGGCACATGTTCTACCGCAGAAGCCACAGCCGCTAAGGTAGTAACTCTTAGTGGGTATAATTTAGTTACTAACGGCTATGTTTCTGTTAAATTCACCAATGCTGTTCCTGCTAACGCAACAATGAATATTAATTCAAAAGGAGCTAAAAATATATGGCATAGGGGCGCAAATATAAAGGCATATGCTATTAAGGCGGGAGATTTAGCCACTTTTATTTACGATGGTACAAGGTATCATTTAATAGGGGTTGATAGAGATAATTCGCTTGATATTAGCTATTCATATGATAATTCGGCAGGAACACCTAATTATGCTACAAGAGATTCTAATGTATTATTAACTCAACTTACTTATGTTAGACGTGGCGACATTGTTCAAGTTGCATGTGTTATGAAATTTAGTGCGTCAAAAACTTATAGCGGTGGTGCTGTGTTATTTGGTGGATTACCCGCTAATCCTAATGGATGGGTTAATGTTGAGGCTGGCGGTGTGTCTTTTTGGTACAGTAGCACTGGTCTTCATTGTAGAAATTCTCTTTCTGTGACTGCAAATACAACTTTTTATATTGGATTTACATTTATTGCGAGGTAACAACATGGAGAAAAGTGACTTTGATTATAAAATAGGTGATATTGTTCGATATAAGTTTATGCCAGACAAGACTGGAATTATCTTTGGCTATGCTCTGGGTTGTGCCTTCGCGCCGTTTTACGGTTTTGCTTCTGACGAACAAGTTTTACTTGCTATGACAGAGTATGGCAATGTTCTTTGTTTTAGAGCAACCACTACTGATTATGAAATCGTAGGGCATTCCGATTTTGGACAAATTTTTAAGAGCATAGTCGAGGCTAAGACACTTGACTTCAAAAAGTAATTATAGTAACCCCTTGGTGCGCAATGCTAAAAAAATAGAGGCTGAAATTAAGCCTCTATTTTGCTTTTTACGATATTGTAATCATTTAATACTTCATCAATCACGCCCTTTCTTTGTCTTTTCCATACTCCTTTTTTGCATCTTTTTAATGAGCATCCTGTATAATTCAATATGTCGATTTCTATGTTTGATTTCTTTTCTATTTTTGCTTTATGTCTTATTGATTGCTTCCAAACATAATGCCCATCGTCATATCTTCTTACTTCGATGAATTTGTTTTCATTTCTTTTGTTTTTGTATAGCCAATCTATCATCTTTTCTCCCTATCCTATTTGCCTTGATTTTTAGTCTATTTCCCCGTAATTTCCTGCTTGCGTATATCCTCTTTCGTCTGTTGGCAATCCTGTTATGTGCAATTCATCTACGCCATATACTAAGCCTTTATTTTCTTGCTGAATATTCTTTCCATTTCTTTTCTTATTCTTTGCATCCTTTTTTGTTATTGATTTGTACGCTTCTTCTGTTAGGTTTCCGTCTGCCTCCAATTCTTTCATATATTTTTCCTGTTGTGCTTTCTTTTTTGCAAGCCATTCTTCTTCGTATGAGGCTTTTACTTTAATGCTCATTGCAATCATCATTATTAATATTGTTATTATTCCTAAATATTTTCTCATTTATTCTACCTCTATTATTTCAAATTCTTCGCATGAATTATCAATGTCTACGTGTGATTCTTTAATATAATTCTCTGCTTCTTTGTACGTTTCAAATTCATTTATCTTTTCTATGAAATTATGGTATTTATTTTTTATATTGACCGTATAGCTCATTATCCCTCCTTGAATGGTATCTTGTAGTTTGATTTTAATATTCTGTTTATATCATCATTGTTTACGCCAAGATATCTTTGCGTTGTGCTTACTGATGAATGATTCAGAAATTTTCTTGTTAATTCTATATCATTTCCGCTTAGTCTGTACATTCTCATTCCTGCGCATTTTCTGAATGAATGCGTGCTTATATTTACATAATCCTCTCCTAAATATTTTGCTACGCTTGCTAATTTGTATTGTATTGCTCTTACTGTTATACTAAATATATTTTCTTCTTCGCCTTTCCCTTCTTTCTCTGCATATTCTTTAATCATCCCATATATTTCTTTTGGAATGATACATGTTCTTGATTTCCCTGTCTTTTCTTCTATTATGTTATATTTATATTCGCCTCCTTCTTTTATGAATGATTTTAATTTTAGTTTTGTGCAATCTCCTATTCTTAGCGCACAATTTCCTGTTATTGTTAATATTAGTGCTATTTCTTTTGATGGTTTTATTTTGCCATTATTTGTTCCATTGTATATGATATTTATTATCTTATTAAATTGTTCTTCTGTTATGCATGATGTTTTTTTATTCATTCCATTCACGCTCTCCCGTAATACTTTCTTATCTCTTCTGCTTTATTATTCCAATTGAATTTATTTGCATATTCTGGTTGGTTGTCTAAAGCTAGTGATATTACTAGGTTTTTTATCTCATTGTCTGTTATTAAACCTGCCTGTAATCTTTTTGGTTCTCTGTTATTTATTCCGTCTAAGAATAGCATATCGCCATGTCCTTGCAATTTTTCTGCTCCTGTCTGGTCTAACATAATCATACTTTCTGTCCTTGAAGTCACTGCCAGACATGCTCTACATGGGATATTTGCTTTTATTAGACCTGTTACAACTTCTCTTGATGGTCTTTGTGTCGCTAATACCATGTGTATTCCACATGCTCTTGCTTTCTGTGCCAATCTTATTATGTTTCGTTCTACTTCCTTTCCGTGTGCTTTATTTATTATCATATCTGCCATTTCGTCTACTACCAGTAATATTTTCGGCAATCTTACATTTTTGTATTTCTCATTGTATGTTTCTATATTTCTGCATCCTTTTGATGCCATTAAGTCATATCGCTTATCCATTTCTATACATAGACTATTCAATACTTCTATCGCTTCTTTTATCTCTGTTACGTATTTTACATAGTCAAGTTCTGCATACATTCTAAACTCTACCATCTTCGGGTCAATCAATATCATTTTCATATCATATGGCGTGTTTTTTATTAATAACGATGCAATTATTCCGTTTATGAACACTGATTTACCGCTTCCTGTCGCTCCTGCCACTAGCATATGTGGCATTTCTTTTATGTCTCCAAATACAGTTTCTCCTTCTATATTCTCTCCTATTGGCACGTATGTCTTGCTTTGATTTATTTTGTATTTTACGTCATTTATTAGATTCCCAAACCTTACTGCATTGCCTTTGTTTGGTATCTCTATTGTTATTCTATCTCCTTCTGGATATATTCTTGCTTCCTCATTCCCTACTATGTATTTTATTTGTCGTTGTATATTGAAGCTTTTTTTTATATTTGTTATTGGCTTTACTTTTATTTTTATTGTGCTTGCGCCTTCTTTATAGTAAAGCGGTATCATTTCTATGTTTTCCAATCTATATATCTCATCGCATATTTTCTCTGCTGTTTCTTTTGCTTTTTCATTTCTTTCTGCTCCTTTTGTTGTGGTTGTAAATAATTTCCCGAATACTGGATGATTCATTTGTGGTAATCTGAACGGATTATAATAGTTATTCTTTTTGAAAAGCTCTTTTCCTTTGTTGTTCTTTTTCTTTAATACTTGTCCTAGTGCGAACATTCCTACGGAAAATTTCATTAATCCTTTTTCATTCATTCTTTTTCCTCTTCTTTAACCATTCTTCATAATGAAATATGTATTCATATGTTGCATTTTCTTTTTTCTTATCCCTTATTTCTTTTGTTATTTTTTCGCTTTCTCCTATTTTGCTTTCTACTTTTTTTATTATTTCATCTACTTTTTTGTAATCTTTTTCTTTTTCACGTATTCTTTTTCTTATATATTCTCTTTCTATCTTCTTTTCTTCGTTGTTCTCCCAGTCTCCTCTTCCTTTTAAGTAATGCTCTGCTATTATTTCCTTTCCTTCTTCTTCCGTTATATTACATACTTTTATTATTTTTTTTATTATTAATTCTATTTCTTTTCTTCCTGCTCCTATTTGATGATGCCATATATATTCTTCTACCTCTTCTTTTTTTACATCATCTCTTCCTTCAAATTGTCTTACATCTATACTTTTTTCATATTCTCTTTCTTTTTGTTTTCTTTCTTCTATGTCTTCATATACTGCTCTTATGATTTCTGGGTTTTTTGTTTCTTCTGGTATTATTTCTTCTTCTTTTATTTCCTTTTTACTTTTGCATAAACTATAATCTATAAATACGACTAATAATATTGGTAATGAGATTATTACAAATATGACGTTAATCATCATGAGAACTATTGCTATTGCAATCCATATTTCATGTCTTTTCTTCAATCTATCCACTACCTTTCAATCTTTCCATTACTTTTTCTAGTGCTAGTGTTACTGACATTATTTCTTCTATTGTACAGTATGGCACTATTACTTCTCTTGTCTTTTCTGTTACTATGTCATATCTTAATTCCGCTTGATTTCCTGCTTGCGTTTCATTCGCTCTTTGCGCTTGAAAATGTATTCCATATTTTCTTATTCTTCCTAGCTCTTTGCTTAAAATCCATTCATCTTTTTTCATTTTGCTTCTCTTTTATTATACGAATATATATTCGCTTTGTCTATTATTTTGTTTTCCATTCTTTCCCGTTATATTCTATTTCTGGCAACGCTCTATAATCACCCTTTATTTCTTGCTTGTATTTGTATATCAATGCTGTTCTTTTGCCTACTGGTGCTATTATTAAATCTTTGTTCTTGAAATTTATTATTGCTTGCCCAATATTCCCTCCTTCATGCTCTATACTCCATAGCGCCTTATGCTCTTGTGCTACTTCCATTTCTGTCATTTTGTATGCATTTAATTTATTTATCGCCTCTTTTGTCGCTATAAACCTCATTCTCACCTCATGTTTATTAATATTAATATTTCTATATTTACTATGATTAACAGTATTATCATTACGTTTATCGTTATATTCATTATTCTATTTGCTATTCTTGTTTCTTTATATCTTTTTATGAATCTTTCAAATTCTTTCTCGCTCATTTTTCACCCTAGTAATATAAAGTTTTCTGGACTGCTTGTTTTTATATTTTTGTTTATTTCGTCTTTGTTATCTTCAAATTCTGCTAATATTGGTGTGAAATTTCCAAACTTTGTATTGTTTCTTATCATTACTACCTTGTTCCCGTTCCCTTTATCCATTTCTTTTAAGCACATTTTTGTTAATGCTTGTAATGTTATTATATTCATTGTTCACCTCTTAAATTTGTTCTATTGATAATACTGCGTTGTCACTTAAGTATATTTTCGCTCCTTTGTGTGCTATTTCTATAAAGCTTTTTAATGCTAGAAAGTTCCCAAATTTTTCTTTTCTTAATGCTCTTGTTAGAGCGTTTCTTTTTTGTTCCATTTCAAATATTTCATTTGTTTTCTTTTTTGTATCTCTTAGGACATATACCCATCTTTTTCTTTTCTCACCCCCTTTTTCTACTTGCATGTTCTTCCATTCTTTTGCATTGATTTTTTCTAGCCCATTTTCTTTTCTAAATTCATTTATATGATTCATTGTTGTTTGACTATAACCTTCCCATAGCCTTTTGAATTTTCCCTTTTTTGTGATTTCTGCTACTATTGTTTTATAGCTTTTCAGTCTTTTATTTCCGAACTTATCTTCTATTACTATTGCTTTCCCGTAATAACTTTTTTGTGTTGTTGCTTTTAGTTCTTTCTTTTCCATTTATTCCTCCTCGTTTTCTTCTAAAGAGTCGTAATACTTTTCAAGTTCTCTAAACTCTTCATAATTTAATCCGAATACCTCGAAGTATGCATAGTTATAACAAATATCAATGGTTAAGCTTTCATCTTTATATATTGTTATCATTCCATCCCCAAGAACATTTCTGCTGTTGAAAATACCACAATCGGCATCTTTATAATATTTTTTTACTATTTCTTTTGCCTTTTCAAGATTGTTCATTTTTTTATTCTCCTTTCTTTATCTGCTTCTATAATTGGCTCTACTTTTGTTTTATCTTCTTCCTCATCCTTTTCCTCTGTTGCAATCTTTAGCTCAACAATTGTTATACACATTTTTTTTATTATTTTTACTATTTTCTCCTCAACAATTGTTATTAATTTACATATTCCCGCAAATACCAAACATGGAAGTACAATCGGGAATAAAAAGCCCACCATGCAATATTCATTAAATTTATCCCCTTCATAAACTTCCTGTGCGGTTGCTCCTGCTTTTCTTTCTGTGTAAGCGAAAAGTATTGTTATGATAACTGAAATTATTATGTACCCAACAATTCCCGCTATTATTTTCATAATAATCATCTTATTCATCCTCGCTTTCTTTTTTAGCTTCTTCTAAAATCTGAAACGCTTTAACTACTTTGTATGTTCCATTCTCAAAATCTTCTTTCTTGCTATTCCACCAACTGTTAAGGAAACTTGCTTTTGCTTTGGCTTCGGACATATATGTTTTAATTTCTGTGTCTCCAAGCTCGTCTAATGTCTTAAACTGATAATTTTTAGCAAGCCCACAAAATACGGCTTCATCTTCTGTACGTACAATAACATACCTTATTCTTTTAATCACTTCTTTTCTCCTTTTATTTTTGTTCTTTTAAAGACCTTTTGTGTGCTATTTCCATTCTTTCCGCTACTTCATCAATATTCCTTTTAACGACAAAAGGATGTTCTGAACCGCCAACAAATATATGTGTTTCTCCTGTTTTACTTGCGAATGATATCCCATCCACTCTGTCTATATTGAAATATATACCGTCTATTTTAACTAAATTCATTGCTCATTCTCCTTTATCTGCTTCTATGATTGTTTCTGCATTGTCTACAAGTACAAGTATTCCCGTATATTTGCCTTTGCCATTTTCTCTATTCCGTTTGTCAATTTTATTGTATAGCTTTGTTAAATCGCCTATTCTTCCATGCCCTTTAGGAAGAGGTGTGCCATAAGCTATCATTTTTTCATAATATGTTAGCTCATTTATTTTTTCTTTTTCAGATAATTTAGAAAATGTTAAATAGTCTTTTTCTGGTATCTTAATTACTATCTCTATATCTGCCATTATTTATCCCTCGCTTTTTGATTTATCCCACATAGGACAAATCCAATGTATGTGTCCATCACCTCTTTGTTCTGCCCATTTACACCTTCTTAATGGTGCTATTTGATGTTTGCAGTTTCTACACCCTTTATATCCAAGCTGTTTAATTTGTTTTTGTACTTCCTTATTTGTAATATGTAGGCTCATGTTTTCTCACTTTCTGCCTTATATGGTTCGGGTAATGGCATCCATGCAATCGGATATTTAACTAAGTAACTACCTCTGGCTGAAAAGGTGTACCAGTTATTTCCACTTATCCACCCAATACAAGGATTTAATTTAGCTAAATACATATCATCACAACTAAGTAATACTGCTGTTTTCTCTTCGGGTAACTTCTCAGTAACAGGAATCCATTCATACTCTTGTTCTATTTTATTAATTGCTATTCTTAACGCTTTTGCTTGTCTGTCGCCGCCGTGTGATAACATATAACTTTCTTCTTTTTCGAGAACTTCTATTACTTCTTCGTTTGTCATTTCTGCTTTGCTCTCCTTTTATGAAACATTTAATATTTGCATCGCCTTATCTAATAATGTATTTCCTTCTATTGCTTTCTTCAATCTGTTCTCTTCGTAGTTTGCTGTTCTTCTAAATGGTTCAATATGACTTACTGTATCTGCTACTGCTTGTATTAATCTTGCTCCTGTTGATTCTGTTCCTTTCAAGTCTGGTGCTTCTTTAAATCTATACAGAATATCATTTCTTATTGTCTCTTGATTTTCAATCTGTTGCTTTTTCATTACTAGGTCATTTATAGGTACAATATTATTAATGATTGACCTTACTTCAAACTCATTTAGTTTGATTTTATGCAAATCCTCAAATGTCTTCTGTGTCGCTTTCATGTATTCGTCTGCGAACGCTAATGTCTCTAATGCGTCATCTAATTTTGTTCCAATACTTCCTGTGTGTCTAGCAGACCATGTTCTCTTTGCTGTCTTTAACGCAAAATTCAGTGTATTATTACACACAACCCTTATTGGTGTCATTGCTACTCTTACTGCTCCCGAACCATCATGCGTGTTTGTAAATACAATGTATGGGTCTACTGCATCGCCTAATATTTCATATTTGTTTGGCAACTTTGCTAACAACCAGATTATTCTTCCGTCCTTTAGACTTCCTGCTGTCTCGTACTTTACTCCTTCTCCTAGCATTGCGTCTGTAAACTTGAATGCATCCTCATTTTGCACAATTGAGTATCGGCTTCCTACCACTCCCAAGCTTTTGCCGTCTTTATCCCTTACATTCGCACTATATCCATTGATTCTTATTCCATCCTCTGTATAGATTTTTTTCTGAACAACTTTCCAGTCTAATCCTCCTAGTCTTATTGCATCTGCGCTTGATGGTGCGCTTTCTACCTGTGTTCCGAGTCCATGCCATGGTACATTACGTCCTGTGTAGAACATGTCTTCAACTAAACTTGCCATTTAATTTTCCTTCCTTTCTCAATTCTTCTTTTATTTTTTCTCTATCTATTTTTGTCCATCTTGGGCGTTTTTTGCTTATTACGCCACTTATTGCCCCTCTTGGTTTTTTTGATATTTTTGCTAATTTCCTTTCTCCGTATCCTGTTTCGTAATGTAGTTTTAATATATTTATTGCTTCGCTTTCTTTTAGTGTATGTCTTGGTGATTCTTCTCCATACCTATGATTATGTGCAGGTTTTCTTAATCCTTTTTTTAATGCATGTATATTGTTTTCTCTTGATGTTACATATTCTAAATTTTTGTAGTTATTATTTTGTTTATTTCCATCTTTATGATTTACTACATATCCTTTTGGTTTCTCCCCTATATATGTTTCAGCTACTACTTGATGTACTCTTATATTTTTTTGTTCATTTTTATTTGGTCGCACTGTTAATATTTGATATCCAAACGTGCTTTTTTGTTGCTTTAATATTCTTCTTGTTTTTTTGTTTCTTACTTTTCCACTTTTGCTTACTTGATATTTGCAATTTAATGATTTTATATCCTTCCACATTATTTTCTCCTTTTTTATTTTATAATAACATGTTTGGATTAAAGCTGGCAATTCTTTTTTATTTAACTCATCTTCAATTCTCCGCTCTTTTCCTCCTTTATTCTATGATTTCGTATATTGCTTCTACTCCATTTTCATTTAAAGTTTCTTCTATGATTTGTTCCAAATCTGACGTTAGTGTTTCATCGTCTACCTCAATTTTTATCGTGATTTCTCTCATTTATTATTTCCCCTCTGCTTTTCGACACGTTATTTTTACATATTCTCCTATTGCTTCATCGTATATTTTCTTTGCTTTATTTGCTCTTTCTTTTATTTCTTTTTTTATTTTTCTATATGCTTCTAGTTCATCGCCATTACTTGTGAATAATTTCTTTGATACGTAGCGCTCTAATTTCTCTGAACTTAACGAATATCTTCTACCTGTTTTGCTTACTGGATATTTTTCGTTGTCAAAACTTATTGTATATCTTTTTGTATATTCGCTTTGTTTTCTTTCTACCCATTTTTCTATTGTTATTTTCTTTATTTCTCCATTTTCCTCCAACTTGAAACAATACAATTTATTCATTTTGTTTCTTTTTCCTTCCTCTAAATTACTTTCATTGCTATTTTATCTGCCAAACTATTCAGATATTCTAAACAATATTGCATTTCTTTATCTTTATATAATGCTACTTCTGTGTTGTCTATTTGCTTTGCTTTTACACTGCATATATTTTCTTTATTTACGCTTGCATATATTGTTTTTACATTATCTAGATTTATTAGATATCCATTTGATGTTCTTACAAACATTTAGTCCTCACTTTCTTTTGCAAATTCTTTTGACAACTTTACCGTCCAACTCTTTAAATTCTCATTTCTTTTTGCTCCATAACATAACATTGTCATTGCTAATGTTCTTGTGATTTCCTCTTCTTCTATATTTTTATTCTTTTCTCTTGCTTGGTCTCTGTAATATTTCCAGAAATATTCATCAATTTCTTTTGATACTTCAACCATTCTACAATCAAAAACTGTTTTATCTGTTACATTATATCCTGCTCTTTTTGCCCAATTTTCATATGCTTTTGACATTCCTTCGCTTATTTCTTTTAGCGTTGTTTCAAATATTATTTCTTCATTCATTTTTCTTCTCCTTTATTCTATGACAAACTCTCCTTTTTCTGATACTTCTTCTAATCCATGTGTTATTTCATCCCAATCTGCATTATTATATCCGAACAGTGTTTCATCATCATTTATTTCATACATTACTCTTAATAATATTTTTGTTGCTTCTCCTATTACTTTTTTCTCTTCTTCGTCTAGCTCAATCGTTGTCTGTCTTTTTGTTATTTTCATCTTTATTCTCCTTTTTTACCCACTTAAATTCGCCTGTTTGATATAGGTATGGCTGATATGATAATTCATATTCTGTTGTTACTGCATAGGCTAGATTTCCATTCCATGTTAATGCTTTTGCCATGAACTCTGCATCCTTCTTTGACATGTTTAGTGGTGTTTCTAATTTATTCCATTTTGCTGTTCTTTCCGCATTGTTTATTGATGTTACAAATACTGCTCCGTAGTTTGTCATTACCAATACGTAGTAATAATACTTTGTTTTACTCATTTCTCTTTTATCCAATCCTTTCTAATCCGCCCATGCTTGGTCTTACCAGAATTGAACCCATATCTGATAGCATTTCATCTGATAGATTTGTCGCCATTGACATTACTCTGTAAAAATCATCCATCTTTTCATAGTCATATTCCCAATCTTCTTCGTACTTTGATATAAACAACATATCTAAAATTGTTCCGAATGTTGTCTGTGTTAAAATACAATGATATACTAAATGTCCTGTCCTCTCTTCAAACTCTTTTACTTTCTTGTATAACTCTTCATTTTCATCTAATATATTCAATACTGCCGAGTACTGTTTATTGATTCTTTCTGAGTAATAAAGCCTATCCTCTTTCGAGAATAGGCTTGTTACGCTTCCTAGCAATTTCATTTCCTTTAGTCTTTTAATTGCCAACTTCTTCATTTTATCCCTGTTCACTGCTCTCCTCCTTATATCTTTCGATTGCCTTGTAATATGCTTCTTTTATTGTTCCCATGTATGATTCTAGTGTTGATATTGTATAGCCATCTTTATCGTAATTCCACCAAACCATTACTTCCTTATTAATCAATGTGTCATCAACTTCCATTTTTCCGTATGCTGTTGCTTTTTCAAGATACATTTGCAAATCTTTGATATTTTCCGCTGTCGTTGGCTTAAAGATTTCTACTTCGTATTCGTCTGAGCCTTCTCCATTTGTTAAATCATATGATGTTGCATCTCCAATTTTGATTTTCATTGCTCTTTTTCCTATTACTGCTTGAGCTGTTCTTTCATATTCTTCGCACTGTTTTCTTACTTCGTTTACTCTTTCTGCTGTTTTTTCTCCATATACATAGAAAGGTGTTCCGTCACATGCTATAAATGCTTTTGTTTCTCTTACATTTCTTTCTTCTATTATCTCTTTCATTTATTTCTCCTTAATTAATTCTTTGTGTTTAATAGTTCTTTATTCAGTTTATGAAATTCCTCAAGAATTTGCATATTTACATTGCCTAGTCTGCTTACTGTTGTTGTTAATTCCTTGATATTTGCGTTGATTTCATCCAACTTTGCTGTCAAATCACTATTTTTTTCTTTTTTCTCTTCTTTTATCTCCTCTTCCTCTTCCTTTTCAATTATTACATCTACTCCATGTACACATTTGATTGCTAATGCATCTGTCATGCTCATTGTTCCGCTTTTCTTGGCATTATACAACCATGTATTGCTTCTTCCTATTGTTTCTGCAAATTCCTGTTCTGTATCAAATTTGCCTGCTAATTTCATTAGCTTTTCAATATTGCAATATACGCCCTTTGTTACGCCTTTTCTTCTCTTTTCATTTGTTGTGTATCTCATTTTTTATCCCTCCGCTTTTTTAAATTCGTCTTCTGTCCATTCTATGTAATTTGTTACATTTTCCATTTTTAGGTTTGGATGTGATGAAAAGAACTGATACCATACATCTGCTATTGAGTCTCCTTGGAATACATCGTCGCCACAGTCGCCATATCCGTTATCAAATTCTACTTCTAAGTAATATGTATCTCCGTAAATATGACTACTTGTATTTTTCCCGCTCCAATACTCGTCATCCCAATATGAGTTTCCGTAATCGTATCTGTATGTTCCGTTATAATCGTATATTCCCCATCTTCCATATACTTTTTCTATGTATTCATACTGTACTCCTTTCTCTAAGCCGTCTTTAATTAGCTTTATCGTTGTATTCAATGTTCTTTCCATCTCTTCTAATACAACTTTTTCGTATACATGATGCTCGTCATAATATCCACAGCTTATATTTACTCCTGCCACACCGCAGTCTGGACATAAATATGATATATCTGAACAGCTTCCCCATTCCTCAACATATTTTGTTACCTCTGCAACATACTTATGGAAATCTTCGTTTGTATCATCATAGAATACTATATCGTTATTTCCTCTTCTGTCTAATTCTATGATGAAATACATATCGCTTAAGTCCTTTATGTAGTCTGTCTTTGTAAACTTTGATGAGCCTACGCATCCTATCTCTTCATCTTCACAGAATACGATTGTAGGTCTTAACTCTGTTCTTTTTAAGATTTCCATAATCATGTACACGCCACATCTATCATCACCTCCTATTCCCTGTGGCGAATGCACAATTGTCTTACCTTTTTCTACATATTCGTATACTTCTTTTACTTTCTTTCTCTTTCCGTACTCTACTCTTGTAGTTGTGTCCATGTGTGCTGTTAATGCAATCTTGTCATTTCCTTTTACGTACACGAATCCATCTTCTTTTACAACTTCGTCGTAATACTTTGCCAATTCGCTGATAAGATAGCTTCTTAATTCCTTTTGGCTTAATTTACATATTTTGACAAATTCTTTGTTGCTTACTCTTCTTTTTCCCTTGTGATGCTTCATGCGATTGTCCTCCATACGCCATTTTCTTCGTCATATGTTGCTTCTGTTCTACTTACCCAATTATCATCCTCTAACTTTACATATCCCGCATTTTCTGCATCCTCCTCGCTTGTAAACGCTGTATCATCGTCAATCCATACCAAATCTTCGTCCTCTCTATTGTATAACTCTCCGTCGATTTCGATTGTATCATCTTCGCTTATCCATTCACCATCTACCTCCACATAACCATCATTTTCTGCGTTTTCTTCACATGAATAATTGTTTCCGTCTACTGTTGTTATGTATGGTTCTCCACTGTAATAAATTTCATTATAATTATCCATGTAGCAATCATCTTCGTGATGATATTCTCTATCGTCGTCGCAATAATACAGTTCATCCTCTGAATACCAATATCCATCACTATCTCTTCTATATCCATCTTCTTCTGCACAAGCATCACAGCAATACCAATTTCCGTCTTCTGTGTATACTGCTTCATATCCATCACCATCAAATCTCTCTCCGCATCTTGCACATGTTTGTGGGTTATTGTATCTTATATCATTCAAGCAATCTGAACATATGATATTTTCTGTTTCACCATGCTCATCTCCGCACACAGGACAGATTGGGTCATGTCCAATTTCGATGCATACTTCGCCGTCATATGATTTATTAATCATCATTACTCCGTTTGAGTATTCAACATAATCCCTGTAATGTGTTCCGTAGCTTCTTGTTCTATCACCACATTCTGATGAGCCTTTTACTATGCTCCAATAGTTGTTTACATTGTAGATATCTGAAATTACTTTTGACATTACATCTCTAAACTGTTTTCCTAGTGAATTATCACCTCCATCTCTGTCATCTGGATATACTCTTGCTTCGAGAATTGCATTTCCCTCTTCGCCTATACAGAATACTGCTCTATTTATTTTCTTCTGCTTGTAATACTCTGTTCCTTCATAGCTCTCATCAATTACGTAATAAATTAATGATGTGCTGTCAAGCATGTAACTTTCTGTTCCGCTTGAATAACATCCGTCCTCATCATCTCCTACGTAATGACATGACTTCCAATTATAACCATGTGACATGCTCCAATAGTCAATTGGATTCAATGAAATTACTGTAATCCTCTTATACTTAATCGGATTAATCTCATTACAGAGAATTGCATACTGTCGATTATATCCATCGTCTCTTGTGTATGTTCCATAATCATTAATTTCTACGTACTTATCCAAATCAATTGTTTTGCATACTTTCTGGATAATTCTTGAAATCTTCTGTCCTGCTACCGCCTTAATATCTGGAATGAGATAATTTACTCTTTCTGCCAATTCCTCTGTTGCAGAATTTGTTTCTACATTAACGAATTCTCTTAATGCTAATAATACTTTTCTGTATTTTTCGTATGTTTCCAAATCAACTCTTTCGCTTAATAACGTTTGTGTTTCATTTGATATTTTTCTATATTCCAAACGCGCTTTCTCATATCTTTCGTCTATTACTGTTCTTGCTGGTTCTCCGTTTATCATCAAGTTCATTCCATCGAAACAATCATACTTCAAGTAATATACTGCGTCTTCTAACTTACTTCTCTTTATGTTTGCTTTATTATATTCATCAGTTTTACTTACCTCTCTTAATTTTCTTCTCATTATTTTTTCTACCCAATTATTGAAATCTTCTATTGCGGATTTATTAAGCGCTCTTTCATACTCTGATTCCTTGAATACTATTGCAAGGTTCTCTTCATCCCAATTTGGATGTTTTCTGAACTTTTCCAATAAATCAGCTTTATTACTTTCCCATACATTTTTAATTTTTTCAACTGCGCTTCTTTCATATGCTACTTCATGTTCATTTAACCAATTGCACATCTCATTTGTTATATTCATTTTTGAAATCTCCTTTAAATTTAATAATTTTAAATTGATGATAATTACAAACCATGTAGTGAACGAGTAGTCAAGTGCTTTTCAACTTGACAACTCGTGAGCGGAGTGGTAACTATTCTATGTATCGTCTATCTTTTCTCTTTTCATGGTTTTTATTCTTCCTCCTTATCTGCTTCTATTCCTAATAATCTTTGTTTCTTTTCCGCGTCTGCGCAATAAAAATTTTCTTTTACTTGCAACTTCTTGTTATTTAGACTATGTTTCTTGCATAGAGATGTTTTATATCCATCTGAATAACGGCTTTGATAGTGTCTACATTCCTTACATCTAATCTGCATTCATTCCTTCCCTTTCTTATCTGCTTCTATAATTGCATTTGCATCTTCTACTACTGCTATAGCAGTTTCAAACCCTAATCTTGTATATTCACTTGTTTTTGCACAATCATCATGGTAATTCTGCATGTCTTTTTTAATCGCGTCTAAATCGCCTATTCTTCCGTGTCCTTTAGGAATCACTACCGCTTCGTTGAACGCATCAAGTAGCATTTCAAGTGTTTCATGTTCATAATTTCCACTTATTCCTGTGTAATCCCATGCTTTACAGTCAAATAATACACGCATAAAGCACTCTCTGAATTTATCTGTGTTGAAATTCTCTTCAAATTCTTTGGGTATCTTTAATACTATCTCTGCCATTACTTTTCCTCACTTTCTGTCTTTATTTTGGCTTTTGCTTTTTGTTCTGTTAAAAGATGATATAAAATATCTGCTTGCTCTCCTAATTCCATTTTTAGTATAGTTATTTCTTCTCCATGTTTTCGAGCGACACATATTGCTGATTCTTCCTTTATTCCACTCTCAAAAGAAACTGTTAATACATCGACTACATCATAATTCATTATTCGCTCTCACTTTCTTTCATCTTTGCTTTGCAATTAGGACAATAATGCATATAAGAATATCTATCATCTTTGTGAAACCATGTCTGACAGCTACTACATGAAATAGTGCCGTTATGATTATCAATCCAATGTCCTTCTCTTTCTGGTTTCTGTTTTAATGCGGCAAATCCCACATGTTTTATCATCCCTTTTTCCTCTCTTTTTATATACTTTGTAAGAATTTCAATAACATCATCTTCATATAATGCTAAACAATTCTCTCCATCTTCATTGATGAAATGCTCTGAACGGTGCTTTATCTCTGCTTTTATCTTGTTAATATCATGCTCTTGTTCTAGTACGTTTATTGCTATATCAAGCGCATCAGATACAAAACACTTTCCTCTCTGTGATTTATCTTTTTTTAGTAAATCTATTACTTCTTCTCTTGTCATTCTTTTTCCTCACTTTCTGCCTTGTACTTGTCAATTATATCAATTGCCATTTGTTTAATATCTCCTCTTGTATATCTTGCGAGTAATTCAATTTGTTCTATCTCTGTTTTTATCTTCTCAAGAGCAACTGCTTTGTCATGTTTACATACGTTGCTTGATACACATGCCTTGTTTATAAATGGCTCTTGTTCTAGTGCTTTGATTATTTCTTCTGTATATTCAGAATTTCCGTATGCTTCTCTAATTGCTTCTTTCGCTTTTTCTTTTGTTGTTCTTCTGGTTGGCATTCTTCGTTTTCCTCCTCATCCTATTCTTTAAATCTTTTCTCGTAATCAGTATCAATTAGAACTGTGCCGTCATCATATTCTTCAATGTTTGTTGCATAGTACATCCCTTCTATGTGCATTTCATCATTTGGAATTAGTACTTTTGCATCTTCTGGATATTTTGAAAGCTTCTTAATCATTTGCTTTACTGTCATTCTTTATCCTCACTTTTTGCTTCTACAAATTCTTGACACCCGCAATACTTACATCCTACAGCTTCCATGTCGTTCCATGGGTCAAAATGTCTGTAATATGTATGTCCGCATACACACATTCTGTTATCCCCGTAATTTGGATTGTATTTCTTCTTTTGTATCGTAATTGTTTCTATTATATATGGCTTCTCTTCTTTCATTACTTATCCCTCTTCTTCCGTCTTATCCAGTATCATAAATGCTTCTTCTAACATTTCTATAAATATTTCAAAAAGTTCATCACTCATAGATTATTCAACCTCAAAATCAGATAATTCTAACCTACATACAAACGCTCCATTGATGTAAAATCTATATTTGCCGTTTGGCTGTTCTCTTAATGTATATTTAACTGTTTCAACACCTTTGATTGAGAAAACAAGGTATTCTGGTATTACAAAAATGCCCTCGTATTCTTCTATATCTATGTTTTTTGCCGCAACCTTAAGTCCTAATACCTTACCTATCAAATGACGTGCTATTGCTCTTAAATGACTTTTACTCATCTTCGCCCTCCTGCATCTGTTTTAATACCTCTTCTATCTCTGGGAATTTTCTTCCTGTCTTTATGAAATCCGTTCTGTTCCATATACACACTTCACCCTTGTCTGTTAATGCTATTACATCTCTACATGGGCTGTTTTCAGTTTTTACTTGAATTAAAACACCGTATTTCCCTTCGCTATTCTCAAATTTATTAAATTCTACCTCATCACCCACTTCTACGTTACGGTTATCGTATTCATTAATTTTTTGGATTGCTTCCTTTGGGTTTAGTGCGTCAATTATTTCATATGGTGCGCAATATCCAAAAATCTTAACTAGTTCTCCTTCCGTAAATTCTTTATCTATTCTTCCTGCAAGCTCCCATGCTTCCTTAAGTACGTCTTCATATGATTTCATTTTTTCTCCTTATCTATTCAAATAATTAACATCTTCCGTCGTTAATATTCCACGTGCTATAAGTTCCTTTTCCAAGTCTTTGCACTGTCTGCTTAAACGTTCTGTTCCTCTTTCCAATATCCAGTTTACATCACGAAGGGAATACGTTCTTACATACTCCGTTATCAATTCATTATTTGTTACCTTTTTTATCTCGCTCTTCTTCATGCTTAACTATCATCCTCACTTTCTTTAAATATGTTCTATTCCTACGCATTCACAGAATTTCTTTTCATCAAAATTCGGAAGTGCTTTTATTTCATTCTTATCTTTTTCTCCAAGGTTATCCCACCACCCTTGTCTCTCTTCTTTTGTTATTTTGACTGTTTCTATAAAGCCTCCTATGGTTTTATATTCTGGATGATTTTCTTTTTCTTCTTCTGTCATATCTTCTACAAAGACAAATTGAGTGTAACTATTTGGACACCTATCCATTATTCTTTTTGCTTGGCTTTTATACCAATCACTATATGTCCATGAAGATTCTTTATCAAACATCTTCATTGTTGGCTTCATTTCTGTGTTAAATAACCCGCTGTTATAATTCCCACTATTCCACTCGCCGCTGTTACAATCACCAGTATTATGATTGCCACTATTTTTATATCCTATATTTTCATTTCCGCTGTTTAAATTTCCTATATTATTATCTCCACTGTTACCTTGACCTATATTAATCGCTCCACTGTTAAAACTTCCAATATTTCTATTTCCGCTGTTGTTGTTTCCATTGTTCATATCGCCACTGTTATAAGCGCCGTTGTTGCATTCTCCGCTGTTATAATGTCCTTCATTTCTATAGCCGCTATTATTATAGCCTTTATTACCTCTCTTAATATTCTCTTTTGTTATTTCTTCAATAATCTTGATTTTATTTGTTATATATTTAATTCCATCTTTCACAATATCGCCGTTTGCTTCTATTTTGCATATCCTTGTACTGCTTGACATTGGGTAGAATTGATAACATTCAGCTATTGTTTCACAAAAATGAAATCCTTGTTTGCACGCTATTGGCTTGCCTTCAAAAATATATTCCTTACCTATTTCGTACTGCATATCTCTACATGTCAAATCCATATTAAATGCCTTATATCCTCTCATATTTGTTTCCTCTTTTCTTATTTTTCTTCTATCGACATTGTTTCGTGTCCGTATTTTACCAATGCCTTTTCTTTTGCCTCTTTCATATTCTTTGCTTCTATTTCCGCTCTTTTTATTTTCCCTTTTTCTTTGTATTCTATTTTGTATTTCATATTTATTCTCCTATTATTATCTTTGCTTTTTTCTCTACTACTTTTTCAAATGGCGGTACATATATAATTTTCTTTTTCTCCAAATCGTATGCGTTATCTATTATGTCGCTATCCTGCACCTTCAAACATAATTCGTTGTTTTCTGTTGTAAATACAGTTCCTATTGGTAAGTTTCCGAAAATCTTTCCTTTTTTGTCTTTTCTTATTATTTTCATCTTTTTTTCCTCTCCTTTTATTATTTTTAAACCGTGAGCAAGGATTTGAACCTTGCATGATAAGCTTTTTCCGCTTTTGCACTTATCCATTAAGCAATCCGCTTAATTTTGTCTACCCTTTCCATCATCACGGTCTTTTGAAAGAAGATTTACTATGCTCACCATTTCTGGTGATGCTGTGGGTAAGGATTTGAACCTTACATGAATCATCTGTCACGCTCGTCAGCGTTGCGTCTACCTCTTTCCGCCACCACAGCACTATATGCGGGTAAGGATTTGCACCTTACATGAAGCCATGATATTCTCGAACCAAGCTTCTTACGAGTATAAGCGTCTACGCTATGCATAATGCATGTATCATCTTCCCTTTTGAAGACTTCTATTCCGCCACCGCATATTTTCTTAATTAATTGCCATATCTTTCAACTCTTCCATCACTCCTGCATTAGGCACTTCAAGCACATTGTTTACTTCTTCTTCGATTCTTTGTACCTGTTCTGGCGTGAAGAATGCTCTGTTTGACTGCATCATTGATGTTGAACCGTCTCCAAGTGTAATCGAGTTCCAGATAGGAATAAAGATTCTTGCTCTTGTTCCTGTCGGTACTTGATACCCCAACTTCTTCCATCCTGCATATGTATGGATTTCAGCGGGTTCATCAATCTCAATCTCATTTCCATCCACATCATGCCACATCATCTTTCTTCCTGTCGTTCCAATCTGTCTATTTCTCATAAGGTTTACTCTCATCTGCATAATTGCTTCTTCGTTTTTCATTTTTTATTCTCCTTTTTTGATTCATTTTTTCAATTACATTTTCTCATCAACACGTAATGAGGAAGTTGTCAAGTGCTTTTCAACTTGACTACTTTCGATTGGAGTGTTAAATAAGCCTGTAAGCAATCCCCAAAAGTTGTATGATTCAACCAGAGTTGAAACATCATTTGTTTCGTCTGCTTCATATCTTGAGCCGTCTGGGTATACAAACACAACTTTAAATTTATTGTCTTGGTAAATTGCTTTTAATTCTTCACCTTTTCCTTTTGTTGTGAATAATTCCTCCATATTACCTTCTTTCTACGTCATCATTAAATCCGTCCTCATTCTGCCTATTGTTGAGAATATCTTTGGAATATCGCTCTCTTTATCTACTATGTAGTTTAGTCCTGTCTTTTCGTCGATAATCCGCATGTTGTGATTCTCAACCTTGACTTCTGTTTCCTTGTATAATCTCTTATACAAGTTTAGAACGTTAACTATGTTCATTTTTTACCTCCTTCACTTTTTCGATTTTTTTATTTTTCATTTTTGCGTCGTAGACACTATTCTTCCTGTATTCTTTAACACAGCGAAGCTGTTACATACCCAGATATTTGACAACTCGTTCATCCACATTGTTATATTCCCTGTTTGCGTCTGCCAAGTTGTCAATCTCTGCATATAACCTGTTTCCGACATAGATTACATAATCATTATCGGAATACTTTCCGAAGCGTATTTTCACTCCATTGATTGAACGTGTGTATATAGTTGCCATAACTCTCCTTTCTACCTTTCGTTTATTTCTTTTCTTGTCTTTATGTATTTAACTATCATTGCCCTTTCAATAAGCACAATGGCTATTCTTTCATACCATTGCATTTCTGCTCTGCGCGTTAAGCTTATTATCAAGAGATTTATCATTATCATTATTGCTATACAGAACATATCAAATTCCATCACATCGCGTCTTATCCATATTAATTTGCTCTTATTGAATATTGTGATTCTGATTACTATGAAATCAACTGTTCTTAAGATTCCTATTTGCACTGGTTTCTTTCTCTTATTCATCCCATGTGTCCTCCTCTGCAAATTCCCATTCTTCCTCTTCTTCTATTTCGCAGTTGCGTATATTCGTAACCATCTTATCGATTTATTCATAATCTCCCTCTGCGTACCATTCGTTATTTACGAATAGATTATATGTTTGTTTTTCTTTGTTATATATAATTTCGATTTGATTCATTCGTTTGCTCCTTTCGTTTTATTAAGTACAACATTTACTCGCCATGTAGCGGAATGGAAGTCAAGAGCAGAAGCGAAGCGTCTCTTGACTGAAATGGAGTGGAGTGGCACAAGAGCATTATTAAATTTCGATATACTCGGTAAACTGGCATAAAAAAAGCCTAGAGGCTGTTAACCTCTAGGCGATTTATACTATTCAGCGCGAAGCTCCTTGTCGAACTCTTCAAAGTTGCCGTAAACCTTATAAACAGTGAGTTTATCGGATTTCTCTGTGTAGTTGTAAACCATCGAAAGCGGAAGGTTTACCTTGTTACCTTTGAGGATTTCGAGATACTCACCAACTCGAACTGGCTTTTGCTGTGTTATGAACTTCTGCTGATTTAAGAAGTTACGTAACTGCATGATTCCGTCGTATTTGTTCGGCTTACCGAACCTATCGAAAGGCTCATATCTGAATACGACATGATAAGTTGATTCGTTACGTGTATCTACATCGAAGTAAACATCACGCTTTGCATTGTACTCGTTAATCATATCGTCGAAGTAACCTGTGATTCGCTCTGCGTCTGCCGATGCAACCTCAAGAACGATTGCTTTGTGATATATCTTGTAGTCAACAACTCTTACTGTTTCAAATGAGCTGTTACTAGGCTTATAATCTTTAGTGTAAACCTTTTTGTCAATCTTTACATATGTTGCATTAGGCAAACTCTTATGTTTCTTTATCTTTGCTATTGTAGCTTTCTTTACTCCTGCTTGAATTAAATCATATTCAAACTTAGCTTTCTGCTCTGCCTCGTAGTTCTCTTTACGAATGTTGTAAGCTGAATTGTTGCGTATCTTTCTTGCAACTCTCCAATCATTGCGATTCATGTACTGTGATTCATAACCACTCATTACATCGTAGTAGCGTGTGTGACCGTCAACGGCGTTTGCATCCTCTTTAGCTCTTGCAAGAACGTCTGTGTCCATTGATTCAAGACGTGCAAGTGCTTTGTCGAGTGCGTTCTGCTCCTCATTTACAAGATTGATTGTTTCGTTTACCTCAATCTCTGCCATTGCGTTTGCTGTGATTTCTGAAATCATTTCCTTAAAGTTTTTCATAGTGTAATCTCCTTTCGATTTTAGCTATTTAGCTGACAATAATTACACCTTCTGCTGTGTATGGATTCACTTAGCTTTGCTTTAGCAAAGGTTAGTGAATTGGCAGGTTCAGACAAGGGCTTGTAAAGTTTTAGGAATATTTTTGTATAATCTGTCAACACAGCTTTTAATTTTGATATAGCTGTTATTGACAGATTGTATAAAAATATTATTAAAACTTTATGGGGTTTGAGTCGTTAGCCAGAAAACGAGCCTACAAGTATTTTTGGCTTTTAAAAGGCTCGGTTTCGTAGGAACGTGCGGATTTAACGTGGTTCGTGGCGCGGTGATGTGTAGTGGCGCACGATAGCAATGTGTTTACCTCAAACCCACACCCTTGTCGGGTTCTGCCGAAAGTTCTTAGGGGCTGTTATTTAGACCCTTAGAACTTTCCCATACTATAATGTGGAGACTTAGTGGGTAAAATTGGCTGTTACACGAAGTAACAGACAATCTTAGCCACTTAGTCGGAACTTGGTGTGCCTACTGAGCTTTGCACACACGGATGTGTGCATTGCGGACTATAAACAGCGAGTCGTGAGACGAGTCGTGACGCTCACACAAGATAAAGCCCTGTGGGTTTGGGTACTTGATTATTTCTCTGTTTATATTTCTTGCTATCCCTCTGCTCTATTCAAGATGAGACACAATGACCCTCGGATACTCCCCTGTAATCGCCGTAGGCGAGAAGGCATCGGACAACGAAGTGTCCGAGCCACCCTCTGTTGCACATCTCCATTACTACATATATACCAATATAAATATACAGTCTTATCATTCTATTACTTTGTTTATATTATGTTTGATTTATACTTTAAGCTGTTTCTTGGTATTAGTTTTTATTATATTCATAGCTGTTATAAATGATACTAGCTGTTTCTAAATAATGACTTTTTAGAATGAAAATATTATGTCTTTAAAAATTATTGGTGGGGTGGCAAATTAAAACAAATCGCGGTGACACTAAAAAAGAAGTCGCGCAAACCCGCATAAACACTGAATAATCCGCACATTCACCCGTGTTAAATATAGACACTTTCGTATAATTACCATTAAACGAAGGTACTGAGAACCGCCTATTTATGCGGAGTGTAGGGGTTGTTGATTACGAACGATTTTCTTGTCAACTTTTATTAAGAACAGCTAGTACCCGTGGTATGGGGGTTTATTTTGAACTCTCTTCCGTGCCTAATAACCCCTCTCTCCACCCCCAAATCCAAAAAGACTTGACACCATACCCTATTCGGTTATAAAATAGTTTTGTACCACAAGTTTTGTACCACAAAATAAAACCGCGTGGTTATGGGCTTTCTGAGTTTTGTACCACAAAACCTTCTAAAAAAAGTGTCATTTTGCTATATATGCCGATACCAAAAATAGAGAAAAGAGAGAGTTTTGTACCACAAAACCCAGACGAGGTAATAGTTTTGTACCCCAAAACCCCTCGAAATAGTTTTGTACCACAAAATAACTCAGCACCAGAGCGGGTTTCGAGTTTTGTACCACAAAATAAATAGTTTTGTACCACAAAACTCTATCAAGGTAACATTTTGTACCACAAAACCCTGCATTTTGTACCACAAAACTTTTCAAGGTAAGGGTTTTGTACCACAAAACTTTTTAGGGTAATATTTTGTACCACAAAACCCATTTTGCAAATAGAAAGGAGAGTTATGAGAAAGATAATAAGAGGAAAAGGACTTGGAAAGACGAAAGCACTCATAGCGATGAGCCATGAGACAGGGAAGAGAATCTTGGTTGTCAACGAGGAAAGGAAAAGGAACGTGATACGTATGGCAGAAGACGTAGACATACCGACACCAATAACACTTGGAGAGTTTAAGATGATGAGCAGGATTGAACAGCTAGGCGGGGTATTGGTAGATGATGCAGACGATGTACTGGAAGCATTGCTAGGGTGCAAAATTGATGCAATAACCATGAGAAAAACATGAAATAACCATGCAATAAACAGGAAATTTTTATGAAATAAAGCAGAAGTTCTTATGAAATAAACATGAAAAAAACATGCAATTTTTATGAAATATAAGGAGGACTTATGTGGACAAAGAGGGCTAAAGAGATATTAAATGGAGAGCCAGTATCACCCGCAGAGAAAGAATGGGCTGTAAATATGGCGATAAAGAGCATAGATGCCTTAAAATACCTTGTAGAGACCATTGATAAGGCGGAGCAAGGTGGGTGCGATGAGAAAGAGATTTATAGAGCGTTAAGGGAGATAAGAAATGAGCAGACCAACAGAAGATTTGTGTGAGACTCTTAGGGTGAGAGTAAACAGTGAACAGATGAAGATGCTACGGGATGAAGCGAGTATGACTGGTCTGAGCTTATCTGAGGTAATAAGAGGTAAACTAACGGGATGGAATGTCGGGCTATTTGATGAGATAGCGGAAGAGATAGGCACTGATGCAGGGCATTTAGCCAAGATATTCAGATTTCTGCTTGATAAAGAGTTAATCTATCGTGATGAGGAAGGTAAGTTCAGATATCAGAATAAGGTCATTGAAGAGGATTATATATCGGTCGATGAAGTGATTGATGCCTTAGAGGTCACGGATAAGAAGAAGGACGAGATGAAACGAAGAGTGATTGAGAGCCTGTATGATATGGATAAAGGAACGGAGGATTGGGCGTGAAGAGAGATGAAGTCTTAGAGTTTATTAAAGCCTATATGATAAGAGAGGGCGTTACACCTACCATGAGAGACATAGGCGAGGGCGTAGGATTGTCTAGTATAGCATCCGTGCATAGACACTTCTCTAATCTGGTAAAAAGAGGCGATATAGAGCTTAAGGGTAGGTCAAGATATAGAGTGAAGGGGGTAAAGTATGTTTACTTCGATTAAGAAAGAGGATATTAGAAAAAGGATTGCGGATAAAAAGAGGCTTGCTAGGAGAGACGGGCATGAGGATGGATATTGGTTTACTCTTCTTGATAGCTTGTGTGAAGACTTGATAAACTCATTAAAGCATCGCTCAACGACAGATATAGGCGATTTAGCGACAAAAGAATGGGTGCAGGATTACGTTGCTAACGAGATAAGGAGGTATTATGATTAAGACATTAAACGGTACATGGGTAAACGAGAGATATGTTGTAGAGATAACGCCCAATGGGGATGGCGAAGTGCTTTTAACTGTCAATGCGGGCAGTAAACTTGGTGTATATCCCGCAAAGTATAGTGATGTAGAAAGGTTGATTGAAGATGCGTCTGCAATGCAGTGATTGCTCGTACTGTGACTTTAATTACGAGTGGGATGGCGAAGAAGAGCGCCCGTATTATTTTTGTAAGTTGAAAAACGAAGAAGTAGAAAGTGACGGCATCTGTAATTGGTTTAAGCAGTTTAGACAGAAAAGGATGAGGTGTGTAAATGAAAGAATGTAATACTTGTAGATGGCATGTAAACGGCGCTTGCTGTTGTAGAAATAGCGATGAGCTAGGCAATCTTACTGATGATAAGATGTTTTGTAAACATTGGGAAGAAAATTTAAAAGAAAAGGTTTACTTATCATCAAATATGAGGTATACTACTAATAGATGAGATAGCGCTGTAGCACAACGGTAGTGCATGGCACTTTGACTGCCTAGACGTAGGTTCAACTCCTATCAGCGCCGTCACTGGGAAACCAGTTTGCCATTTGGTTCTACCTTTTCAGATATTCCCCCTCAAAATATCTGAGCATTAGGTGCGACGTAGTTCAACGGCAGAACGAAACATGACGTAGGTTCGACTCCTACCGTCGCATTAACCCTTGGTAGTATTAAATGATTGCATCAACGCCAAAAAACTTATGTGTAAAGTATACTTAAAATCTAGCAATCAAGATTTTTCGACGGCGCATACTTTATACGACACATTGATAAGTTTAAAACACTGCAAGTCTGGCGCAGTAAAGGTTTATTGAAATGTGATGCTGTAGATGGGTTACGCGAGTTCAACTCTCGCCTACGGCTTCCTGTCTCTTTGGCGGGTGTGGGTTTTTTCATATTTTTTATCCTTTCTGTGAAGGCAGATGCGGGCTTGGGCTTTAAGTAGGTTCGATTCCTACCCGCATCTTCGCCGTAAAGGTTTGGGGAAACCGATGCGGCGTGATTGTCTTTCCTTTCGTGACGGTTACTAGGTGTCAAAGCCTAGTAACTAATTCGCCACTATCAGTGGTCTTTTGTTTATAACGTTGTATGTATGGACGCGCATGGTAACTTATTGTAAGGGGCTATGCGCGTCACCTCCTATAAGGAGGGAAAGGGGGCATATGGTATCTACAAACATCTTAGGTACGGAGTACCAAATCAAATTAGACGATTTACGTAATCCGCTGTTGTCAGACAAAGCGGGGGTATGTAAATGCTATCTGCACGAAATCATTGTTAGAAACCCAGAGATTATTCTTGAAAGTGACGCAACAGACGAGGAACGCCTTGTAGCATTGAAGGAAGTTCTGTTGCACGAGTTGGTTCATGCTTACAGCCGAGAAACAGGCACTCATTATGATGATGACGAGAACCTTGTAGAGTGGATTGCATGGCTGATACCTAAAATAGTTGCATCTTATGAAGATGTGCGAATAAAACTTAATGAACAGGAGTTAGAGAATGAAGATAAGGATTAAGTATTTAAGCAAAGACATTGATAAGATTGAGAAGATTTCAGTAGGAGACCTTATTGATTTAAGGTGTGCCGAAGATACCGTGATTAAGAAGGGAGAGCTTAAGCTGATTCCTCTCGGAATCGCAATGGAACTACCTAAAGGCTATGAGGCTCATGTATATCCTCGTAGCTCTACTTACAAAAAGCATAAGATTCTTCTTTCAAACAGCGTAGGTATCATTGATGAATCTTATTGCGGTGATAACGACCAGTGGTGTTTTCCCGCATATGCAACAGAGGACACATTTATAGAGAAAAATACCCGAATCTGTCAGTTTAGGATTTTTGAGCATCAGCCTACAATAGAATTTGAAGAGGTTGAAACGCTCGGGAACTCAGACAGGGGCGGTATAGGTTCTACTGGAACAAAATAAAGGGGATTAATTATGAGGGAAGGGTATGTAATAGTAGTAAAAGACTACAACGCAGAGATAGTAAGATTCGTGACGATGAAAGAAATAATAATGCCCGATAGCTCTAAATTATATTATGTTCATACGAAGTATGGCAATGAATATTTCAAGGAAAGCGATTTATTTGAGACCGAAGAGGAACTTGTAGAAGAATGTAAACAGCTTAACGATGCCATGAAGAGGATTAACAGATGAAAGAGGGTACTATTAGAGAAGATAACAACGGACAAGAGTGGGTGTGTTGCCCATATTGCGGTAAGAAAACACTTTTACTGCGAGATGACACAAAAATAAAAAACCTTCCTGTTAAATGCAAGGGAAGTAATTGTAAGAAAGTATTTTTAGTGAACGTGTAGGAGGCTATGATGGCTAATTACAGTAAAAAGCGAGGCGTAGACTATAATAGAGGTAAAGCGCTTAATAAGGACGAAAAACGTAGACAGTGGAACGTAGACCTTGCGAAAAGACAGCTTGAGAACATGTTCGGAGTGATTGAAACTGGTGAAGAGATTACCATACAGAACAAGCGAAAAAGAGTCACATATAACGCAGAGACTCTTTATGAAAAAGCCAGAGAATACTTTGAAAACATTGTAGAAGCGAATGAAAATGAAGTTACTATCATTCCAGATATAGAGGACTTCTGTACGTTCGCAAAAATCTCAAGACCTGTTTTTTTGAAGTATAGAAGGTCTGAGGATGTAGAGCTTGCAGAAGTTGCCAATAATATCGCTACAGCGATTGCAGGATGTAAAAAGCAAAATGCTTATGCGGGGCTTATTAATTCATTGGCGTTCATGCAGGATATGAATAACAACCACGACTACGTTCAAGCAAGAACAGAAACAACTATCAATTCAAACATTTCATTACAGCAAGTCGAGACAAACATTGCAGATATTGCAAACAGAATACCTATGGATGATATACCCTTGATAGAGGGCGATATCATTGACGTTGATTAAGGAGGAGTATGATGGGTAAGTCTATAACAGTAGCAAGTAAATTCACAGAGGACGAGATTGACAAGATTGATTGGTACGTTAAGCGAAATAATACCACTAGGAGCGCTCTGTTCCATGATTTAGTCATGCAAGGTATTAGCGGCGAAACTCAGACAAGCTACGAGATACCTTCGGACTTAAAGCAGGTAACTTTTGTATTTTTAGAGGATTTTGCTTATTTCTGGAAGGGCAGACCATATAAAGGTCTTATCAATGGAGAAGATGCAAGTATTTATTTTGGTGGCGAATGGAAGCAGTATAAGCTAGCAGATTTGCCCGTTGAAATAAAATAAAAGGAGAGCCGAAGCGCCATTCGTGTAAAAGCGGGTGGCGCTTTGCTGTTGATTTAATGTTTATAAAGACGCAAGATGGAAAAGCGATTTACGATACAAGTAAATTTATAGGTGTATATATTCAAGAGAGTAAGTTTGTAGACGTTGATAATAGCGCCTATGGACTTTTCTTGCTAAATTTAGGTGGGGAGGTTGCGTATCTGCTAGGACAATACAAAAGAGAATCGAGAGCAACAGAAATTCTTTCAGAATTGCATGATTCTATGGATTCCGAAGCAAAATACGATATGCCAATAATATGAATAATAAAACGATTATCAAACGATTAGAATTATCCCCAGATTTAAAGACGAATCCGAAGCGTCTAAAAGATTTTATAGAAATGGGGCAAAATATTTACCTTGCAGATAATGACGAAGAAGAAGGACGTAGGGTATGCGAAAAAGGCAGGAACATCGCATTGGTTCAGACCGTAAAGAACCCCGCCTTTTATGAAGTGTACCTTCTATCCTTGAAATATCTTGCAAGGTATTTTAAAGATTTTGACTCTTACATGATATTTCTTGAGCATAAAAGAGAGCCAGATGCCCAATTTTATTTACCGAGAAGAGAAGTATTAAAGAATAAACTGGGTATTGTACAGGGTTTTCAAGATATATTAGATGATAAGCTTGATATATTGACGGTTTCAGTAGTTCCGGGGGCAGGTAAAACAACTCTTGCCGAGTTCTTTTTGTCTTTCTATATGGGCTTGTTCCCAGATAGTTTCAATCTTTATGTTTCCTATACAGGAACAATCGCAGACATGTTTCATCGTTCGATGTGCGACATAATGTTTAGCGGAGAATATGCATGGGAAGAGATATTCCCTAACGTAAAGCTTGAATCAAGGTCTGATAAAGAAAAATATATAAACCTTAATAGCTATAAGCCCTTTAAATCTCTTACGTGTCGTTCAATTGATGCTTCAATGACGGGTGTAACGAGAGCAAGTGGCATTATCTTGAGTGATGACTTGGTTTCGGGAACAGAAGAAGCCATGAACGTACAAAGACTTGAAAACCTTTATCAGAAATACGTGAACGATGCAAAATCAAGACGAATAAAAGGGTGTAAGGAAATATCAATAGCTACCAGATGGTCTGTGCATGACCCCATAGGTCATTTTATAAGAGAGAATGAAGGTAATGACAGGGCGCGATTCTTGGCTTATGGTTGCTATGATGAAAACGGGGAAAGCCAGTTTGATTATAAATACGACAAAGGTTTTGACACTTTCTACTTCAAAGAAATGGAAAATGTCATGGATGAAATCACCTTTAAGTGTTTATATATGTCAGACCCGATTGAAAGAGAAGGATTGCTTTATAAGAAAGAGGAATTGCAGTTCTATCTTGGCGGGCTTCCTTGTGATGATGAAGGCAAGACAAAAGAAGCCGACTCTATATTAGGCGTATGCGATACAAAGGACGTAGGAACTGACTTTAACTGTTTGTTAGTTGTTTATGGCTATGGAAAGAAGTTCTACCTTGAAGATGTTGTGTATGATAATGGTTCTCCATATACGCTAGATGAACTAAATGCGAACTGTCTGGTTAGGAATAAGGTTCAGATGTGCCAGTTTGAATCGAATAAAGAGGGTTCTAGGACAGGAAACGAGGTTCAACGTCTGGTAAACGAAAAAGGCGGAAGATGTTCTATAACAAAGAAGTATACCACGACAAACAAAGAGACAAAGATTATTGTTAATTCGGACTGGGTAAAGAAGCATGTAGTATTTAAAGACCCCTCCGAATGGACGGATATGTACAAGAAATTCATGCAAGGTGTTCTTTCTTATGTACAAATGGGAAAGAATAAACATGATGATGGTGTTGATGCTCTTGCTATGTTAGCTCTTTATATAAATTCTTTTGAGAGTTCTCAAGTAGAGGTGATTAGCAGAGCTAGTTTAGGATTTTGAGGTGATTATATGACTTTTGGAGAATGGTGCGACCAGACAACGAGGGAAACAAAAAGTAATATACCTCGTGCTTTGGTAAAAGAAGTGCTATTGACGGCACTTAGGGTTGGTGTTGAAGAGTTAATGTCTAATCCTGCGGAAGCAGACCTTGATATTAAAGGAATCGGGCGTTTTTATCTGCACAGAAGGCTTTTTAAGATACCTAAAAATGAAATCAATCCTAATGGTGCAGACCATGTTTACCGATGGGTTTTACAGTTTAAATGCGCTAAAATGCTTAGAGAAATCATATGTGGAAGGAGACCTCTTGAGGATTTAACCATAGCAAAGGTACTTCCGCTCTATCCAGAGTATAAGCAGTATTATGGTGCTAGGACTCCTTTTGGACAGAAAGAGGGTAAGCGATACATCGTAAAAAGAGCAAAAAGAAAGCGTAAACAATATAAAAACAGGAAAGAGTTAGCGTTAGAAGCAGTACAAAACGCAGACCATGAGAAGTAAACATATTAAAAAAAGCTACATAAAATAAACAAAGGTATTGTAGAGATTGGTAAACCTTGCTATAATCACTATAGTGAGAGCCAATAGAGCCGAATTGAAACCAATTCGGTTCTATTTTTTTTAGGAGGATAGGCATGAATCCAACGCCTGTTATTGTAAACGCTGATTCCACGTATGGAAGAATAATTATATATACAGATGTTGAAGAAGTCACCAAAGATAATGTACTAGAAATCTTTGAAACTGCCTATTCAGAACATCAAAAAAATGCTATACGAGAGGAATTTCTTTTTAGCTATACAAGAGGTAAACAGCCTATTATAGAAAGAAAAAAAGATATTCGTCCAGATATAAACGAAAAGTTGGTAATTAATATAGCATCAAGGATTGTTGACACTCATGTAGGTTATTGTTTTGGAAATCCTATTACTTATGCTCAAAGAGGAAAAGTCGAGGATGATTCGAGAAAACCTCAGACCTCATATAATGAGGATAGCGATAACATAGCCATGATAAATAAAATGATGGCTGAGCAGAGCAAGGCGAAAAAAGACCTGCAACTTGCAAGAGATTTTATGACATGCGGTGTTGGCTATCAAATGGTTTGGAGAAACGATAAATCCTATCAATATTCTCCATTTAAAATCACCACGCTTAACCCTCTCACGACATTTAGTGTAGTAAGAAACGATGCGTTTAGAGAAACTCTATTAAGAGGAACTTATAATACACACGCAGATGGAAGTATGACTGCAACGTTATACACTCCTAATAAGTGCTTCACAATTAAGAACTATGTGGTAGGTAATGCAAACACGATTGTTGATGAAACAGTCAATGTGTACGGCATAATTCCTATCGTAGAGTTTGAAAACACTGATAGAATGGGTGTTTTTGAAAAAGCAATACCTATTCTTGATGGAATAAATACTCTTAATTCAGATAGAATAAACGATGTTGCACAGCATGTTCAGTCATTGCTTTGGCTTCACAACTGCATGATTGATGAAGAAAAAAAGAAAAAGCTGATTGATGGAGACGGAGTGATTGTCACAAAGTCGAATGGTGATGGAAAAGAAGCTAAAATAGCATATCTTTCTCAAGTATTAGACCAAGGACAGATTCAATCGTTTGCAGATTTCTTAAGCAGGCAAGTTGAAGAAATAACTGCAACACCTTCTTGGCAAGAAGCAAGCGGTGGTTCTACCACAGGAGCAATGCAACTTTCAAATGGATGGCAGAGCCTAGAGCTTTCAGCAAAGGCAGTGGAACAGAATTTCACAGAGCCAGAGAATGAAATCTTGAGACTTGTTGCTAAAAGCATCGAACTTGATAAGAGACATTTCAATAACATCTCAAAAATAGATGTATCTGATATAGAAATATCAATGCCAAGAAATAAGAACTATGACCTTATATCAAAGGCAAACGCACTGGCAACGCTTCTCAATTCGGGAGTAGATGGTCTTTGGGCATTCCAGACAGTAGGTTTGTTCTCAGATTCAGAACAGGCATGGCTCGATTCAAGAGAAGTGATAGAACAATCTCAGAAAAAGATTGCAAACGAAGGTGTTGACGCTACAAGTAAGAGCGAAGATGGCGCGGGTGGAGAAAATAACGAAAAGAAATCACAGGTTTCTGAGTCGATTCAGCCTTCATCTGTAGCACAGGTAGAAAACACATAGGGTATACGGAGCAAGTAAATGATATGAGTCCTCAATTATACTTTGCAACAATGCTTATAACCAATCCTCAAAAAGCAAGAAGAATACTTCTTGCAGAAGAACTTGAAAACTGGTTTATGGACTTGTTTGATGAGGAATTTGCAGATATCTTAAACGGTAGTTTTAAGAGCAATCAAGAGGCTTATATAGATAAAATAGTTGACAAGTATCTTGAGATAACAAAAACGTCTATAACCGCCAATGACGCATATTCAAAGGTGGTTATAGACAGAGCTTTTAGGAAAGCTTCAAAGATACAAGAAGTAACTTGGAACAATATAACAGCTATTCCTACAAAAAACAAACGTAAGGATGTTGATGATTTTGTAGATTCAGTAATAAAAGGAGTTGCGGTAAGTGCTATAATCGCAAATTCAGATAAAATAGAAACATGGCTCGGTCAATCGAGAGCAAATTTAATCGCATTAAATGAAGCCAATTGGAAATATAACAATGAAGAATATTTCGAGGCAAAAGCGAAAAACAAGAAAAAGATATGGCATACATCATTAGATGAAAGAGTAAGACCTACCCATGAAATTATGGAAGGCGTTACGGTAGATATAGATGAACCTTTTAATGTCGGTACTTCACAAATGATGTTTGCGGGAGATGATTCACTCGGAGCAAGCGAAAGTGAGCTTGATAACTGTAGATGTTCTACAGAATATAAATGATGTTCGAGGCTATAAGCCTTTTACATATAAATAAATCAGAGAGAACTGTAAACGCACTCGCTTAGAGAAAAGCGTGTAATAAATTTAAACGCAAAGGAGAATTAAACATGGAACTTAGTAATAACAATCAGAACGCTACTGTTAACCAGAACGAGCAGAACCTTGAACAGCAGGATGTTAATTCAACTGCTACACAAGAAGGGCAGAACGTAGAACAACCTAAAGATTCTGAGCTTTTGAAGGCAAATGCTTCTATGCAGATTGAACTTCGCAAGCAAAAGAAGATAATAGACGACTATTCAAGCCAGATTAGTAGCTTAAAGAAACAATTAAGCGAAAAGATTGCATCTGAGAGTTCGCTAACAACACAGCAAACCGAAGAGATTGCTCTTATGAGAGATGAGCTTGAAAAAGAGAAGAAGAAAAATGCTTTTAGGGATTCTGTTGACAGCTACCTTGCGCTTGGAATGGATAAAGACTATGCAACAAAGGTTGCACAGATGAAAATGGAAGGCGAAGAGGAGGCTGTAAATACTCTTCTCAAGGGATTTTTGGAATCCGAAAGAAAGAGAGTCAAGGAAGAGACTACAGCAGAGTTGTACGCACACATGCCAGAACCCGCTTCTGGAAATGGTAACGGGCAGATTGATTATAACAAAATTTATCAAGAAAAGCTTGCGTCTGGCGACCTTCAAGGAGCTATTACAGCTCAGCTTATGGGGGCGCAACAGAACGCACAATAACCATTAAGGAGGAAAAGAAATGGCAACAGCTATGAGTTTTGGTACTCCCAATTTTAGCGGAATGTTGTTCAGAAAGGGCGTTGAGACAACTCCTTTTTCAACAATTATCGGAGCTAATAGAGGAACTACTAATCATGTGGAATTTGTAACAGGACAGTATTACAATGCGGTACAGGGTTCACAGCCTAATATCTCAGAGAGCGCTTCACTTACAGCGCCCGAAGCTCTTGTTTCAACAAGAAGCCAGTTGACAAACGTTACTCAGATTTTCCAAGAGTCTGTAAGCGTATCTTACGCAAAAGAGGCTAACATGGGAACAATGAGCGGCGTTAACGTTGCAGGACAACAGCCTAACCCTCAGAGTGAACTTACATTCCAGATTGAGAGAGCAATGGCTAAGATTGCGCAGGATATTGAGTATACATTTATCAACGGTGTATTCAATAAGGCTACAACTGACAACGAGGTAAACAAGTCAAGAGGTATTCTTACAGCAATTACTACCAACGAGATTAACGCAGGTGGTGATTATCTCACACGTAATCTTATCTCAAAGGCACTTATGGCAATCGCTAATGCAGGTGGCGATATTTCTAATATCGTTGTTGGTATGTCAGCAGTACACCTTGCACAGCTTGATTATGACGCTAACAAGAACGGCATGTCAGCAGTTCCTAGAGAGCGTAACATCAATGGCTTGCAGATTCAGACAGTGCTTACACCTTTCGGAGCAGTAGCAGTACAGCTTATGCCTACAATCCCTGTAGGAACAGCACTTGTGTTCAATCCTTCAATCATGCGTCCTATGGAGCAGATTACTCCTAACAAGGGTAACTTCTTCCTTGAGCCTCTTGCAAAGACTGGTGCAGGTGACAACTACCAGATTTACGGTATGATTGGTCTTGACCACGGTGCAGAATGGCTCTCAGCTAAGATTACTGGTCTTTCTGAGGACTTCCCCGAGGATTCAGTAGTATCGGGCTGATATTAAAAATAAGTCGGCTAGGATGAAATGTCCTAGCCGATAAAAAGAGGTTGATATGAGTATAGAAACTTTTAAAGCTATAATCGGAGAAACTTCTTTTACGGACGCACAGCTTGAAGTGCTACTTGATAGAGCAACAAGCATGGCATTAAATCATTACTTTTGGGGTGAGGGTGATATACCTACCGCAGAGGAACGTGAGAATTTCATAAACAGATATGAGTATGAAATTTATGACCTTGCTAAAACAACTTTAGACGTAGCTAAACGCGATGGCTTGAAAGAATTTTCAGAGCTTGGCGTTAGGAGAGTTTGGCAGTCTGGTGGCGATGAAAGCATAGGTAGCAGTTTAAGTCAGATACCAGTAAAAACGTATGTTTGGTAAGAAGGTGATTGAATGTTTGACTATAGCGGTAATCAAAGAGAATTTTATTATCAAACATATATCGGTGAAGTAGATGAAGTTGATGATGACGGGTATTTGACGGGAGATACTGTACCTAGCTATTCAAATCCTATCAAGGCAAAAGCGATGATAAGCGCGAATACCTCAGAAATATACGACACGCCTTTTGGAAGAGACCTTGTGTATGACAAGATGATTTCAACAGTGCAGGATTTGCCGATTAATGAGTATTCAAAGCTTTTTATAGATGTAGCGCCTGTCTTTAAAGAGGATGGTTCAACAGATACAAAACCAGATTATATAGTCAAGAAAGTTGCAAAAGGCTTATATCAAAGAGTATGGGCTATCCAAAGGATAGATGGTTATGGACAAGGTAATCAAAGTTAATCCATTAAGAGTATCTAGTATACAAGAAGCAATAAAGAAACTTGAAACTTATAAAAAGATTTTAAAAGAGTTTCCTATGAAGTATACAGAAGCTATGATGGAAACTTTCAAAGAACTCTTGTTAGAAGAAGCTCCGAGTAGTGCGCTAGGATTAATGAAAAGTGTATATATCAATGATTATGGCGAACGTGCAGAAGGAGTTGTTGTTTTTGACGGTCATGTGCAGTTTATAGAGTTCGGAACAGGTATTATCGGTCTTAATCTCCATGAAGGAATAAATGACGAATGGTTAAATGCCTTACCTCCGCCTTATAATATTTATTGGAACACTGGTTCGTATATTGTACATAATCAAGAAGGTCTTGATTACTGGAAGTACAAAGGCGAGGACGGAAAATGGCATATAACAAACGGAATACCCGCAAATCCTTTTATGTATCGAGCGGTTGAAAGATTGATTGGAGAGCATAGAAAGATTAGGAATGAGGTTCTTAAATGGTAGAAGATAAGACAAATAAGATATATAACGATTTAAGTATATATATGAAAAGCCTGTACCCAAACCTTAAGACAGGTCAAAATTACAATGAAAATGATGTAAAAATTCCGTATATGTACTTTTATTTGCTTGATGCACCTACTGCATTGGATGACCTTTCTAACAATGAAGTAGGAGTTAAACTAGCATTTCAGATAGAAACATACACGGATGGAAACATGAATCAAGCAAGAAATATGGCTTCTGAAATTAGAAGCTTTATGAGAACATTGGGATTTAGGTGTAGAACCTTTAGACCAATAGAGACACCTACTAACGTAAAGCGTTTCGTGGCAAGATACGAGAGGCTTGATGTATAGAACATTGGTTGGATAGGAAAGCGCATCCGACAAGCCGTTGCCTAGCGGTTTCCAACCTTTAATATAGGCAATTCTCCCTTATGGCTAGGGAATTTATGGAGGAAAAAAGATGGCAGTATTATCTAATGTTTCATATCTTTACAGAAAACCTAATGGAACAGCAACATTCACAAAGGTTTGTGATATTACATCTGTACCCGACTTAGGCGGAGCGCCCGAGCAGATAGATATTACAACGCTTTCTGATAGAAAACAGAAGAACATGAATGGTATTCAGACAGTTTCTTCTCACGAGTTCAGTGCATGGTACGATTCAGAGATTTATGATACCTTGCAGGCTATCATGGAAGCTGACTATGACAAGACTTCTGCTTCGGAGCTTGACACATACCAAGTTTGGATTGGAGATGATGGTGTAGGCGGAAAGTTCGAGTGGCAGGGTAAGCTTTCAGTTTATGTTGGAGGCTACGAGTCAAATGCGGCAATTCCTATGACAATCACTATCTCTGACGAGGGTGAACAGGCTATCAAGAAGGTTGAGTCAGTTAGTGGCTGATAAAAGGTAAACCTTTAACATTGATATCTAATATGGTATACTAAAAACGAAAGGGGCGAGGATTAACGCCTTGCCCCTTCTAAGTATTAGAAACTAGGCGATTTTGTTTATAGGCGAACAAAAGGAGAAAAAAGAATTATGATTACAAGAACAATTACAATTCAGACGGCAGATGGCGCACAGCTTCTTCCTGTAGCAGAACTTGATTTCACAAACCTTGTTTGTGACCTTGAAGGACAGGGAATTGATGTAATGGCTATGATGGATGGAGGTCTTGACCGTTCAAAGCTTATGACTATGACAAGAGGTATTCTTGCTGTAATGACAGGTATTCCTGTTAGAGAGGCAGGTAGACTTCTTACACAGCATCTTGGCAATGGTGGCTCACTTGAGGATATCTTTGGTGTATTCACAGAGGCTATGGCTGATGCGGGTTTTGGGAATCGTCCGACTCCTCAAGACCACAAGAAGCCTCAGACAAGGAAGACCACAACAAAGAAGTAAAAAAGTATAGTAGTTTTACTGAGGCAGTAAATGAGGGTTGGCTTCCATCGGCATTATTGATGCACGTTCCTTACGATGTTTTCTGGCATTTGAATCCTCGCAAGTTAAAACCTTTTGAAAAAGCGTATGAAATGGATATGGATTCGAGACAAAACGCAACTAATCTTGAAGCTTGGTTGTATGGTCTTTATAATCAACATGCCATCGCTTCGGTATTAGCAAAGAACACTAAATACCCTCAAAAGCCGTTTGAACTATTTGGCGGCAAACAAAAGAAAACTGCGGTTGAAGAAGGCAGAGATTTCGAGAAATACGTACAACAGTTTAATGCTATGAGAAAAAATAAACCCATAACACATTGATAACAAGGGATAGTGGACTATAAGTAAATAGTGCTTATAGCACTATCCCTTAATTTGTTACAAAGGAGAATGGTATGGCGCAAGAATTAGAAGATTTACTCATTAAAGTAGACTCCGAATGTGGCGACCTAAATGGTATTGACAGTGCCATAAGTGCGCTAAGCAAACTCTCGCAGTTTTCAGCAAATGCATCAAAAGGCGCAATTTCTTTAGACAAAATGTCATCAGCGCTTGCTCAGCTCAATAATTATGGAAAAGGCAAGTCGAACGCTGATAAAACCGTCAAGGATATTGAAAAGCTTAAGGGTGCGTTAGGCGGTCTTGCAGAGTTTACGAAAGACGCAAATAAAACCATCAAACAGCTTGATTCACTTGGTAAAGCCTTACAATCTTTTACCAATATAGGTGTAAACCTTAAGGGTATAAATGACGTAACAGGCGGAATCAGCAAAATGGTTGATGTGCTTGAGAAGCTTTCTAAGGTAGAAAAAGATGCTACTACTGGCATAAGAAACATTAAAAAGCTTGGCGAAGCACTTCATACATTTAACGGACTTGACGACAATGTAAAAGGTATAAACGATGTAGCACTAGGCTTGCTCAATTTAAGTAAGGCAACAGAGTCTTTCAAGAAGAATGATGTTAAAGATTTCTCTTACATCAAAGGTCTTGGACAGGCTCTAAATGCGTTTACAGACACAATGAATGGACGCAAGTGGGGATTTGTAGGACAAGCCACACAAGGCATTGCAAATCTCACAGATGCCTTGAAAGACACTAAAAACGTTGATGTAGGGGCTATTGGCGCAATAGCAAACGAACTGAAAAAGTTTGGGGATAAGGATATTGCGGGCAGTTCTGAAAGAACAGTCGCTACGCTTCAAATTCTCACAAGAACATTTCAGACGCTCGGCTCAACCTCATCTACCGTGCAAGACACGATGGATAAGCTTGTTAGCGGATTCCAAGAAGCAGATAGAGGGTTCTATAATGTTCGTGAATCTATAGAAGCTATAACAACGGATTTAGATGATTCTTTAAAGCCTATAAAGAATAGTAATCTTTTTGAAACGCTTGAAAAATTTAAGCACTTGAATGATTCATACAAGAATGTTGGAGGATTAGGTCAAGGTCTTGGCTCTTTAATAAGCGCCTTGGATATGCTTAATGGAAGAGACTTACAGACAAAAGGTCTTACTCAATTACTTGATTATTTAAAGGCTCTTTCTAGCGATAGTTCAATTGAGAGTGCATTACAGAAATTTGAAAAAATCGGAGCGCTTGCACAGCCTGTCGCTTCTATTCTTAATGCTCTTAAATACACAGACTTTGACGAGAAAAACAATGTACTTACTATTTTAGGAACGCAAATAAAAGCTTTCTACGATGCGCTTCCTACTAATATGGATAAGTTTTCTTATGTGTTCTACGCATTAAGAGATATCATTAACCTTGCGAAAGATACAAGTGTTTCTCTTCCCGAAAACAATGTAATTTCTCAGCTTGGTAAATCTCTCGAATCTTTCAAGGGATTAGATGGTATTCAGAATATCCAGAATCTTGCAGAAGGCTTAAAATCATTATCATCATGGCTTCATATAATGGGCAATGATAGCGTAAATGTTGAACCTATACTTGTTATAGGCGAAGCGCTTACAAAGCTCAGCGGCATGGGTCAAGGATTAAATAACTTTAAGATTATGGTTAATAACCTTAAAGGCTTGATGAAGATGAATGTAAGCAATCTTAACGGCTTGGAACTTGTGCTAGAAAGATTGTTTGACACTCTTAATGTTATCCCAGACGGCAAGATTGTTGCTCTTAAAGACCTCGGTTCTGTTACAAGAGCGCTTGATAGATTGCAAGAAGCAGACCCTAGCAAGCTTAATCTTATAGCTGACGCATTGGCGAAGATTTTAAATTCTCTTGGAAGTATACAGGGAAGCAACAATAAGATTAGCATTAAATTAGACGGCAGTGGCGTTGCGACATTCCAGAAAGTAGTAACATCAGCTAACAGAACATGGGATGATTTTGCCAATCACTTAAAGCAAAACATTAAAGATATTGATATTTCTTCAATGTTTGATACCAGTGCACCTCTTAGACAGCTTGAAAGAAGCCTTGCGGAAGCTGAGCGCATGTTGCAACAGCGCTTAAAAACCATTACAGAAGAATATGCTAAAATGCAAACGACTGTTGCTACAAAGCAGAATTATAAAGATTCTTCTGTATTCCAGACTCAAGTTAGTAAGTGGGCTACAGCAAGCGCAGAAGCTAATCAATTAAGAACCATAATCGAACAGTTGCATGTAGCTATTGAGAAAGCACCTCGTTTCAACAATGAAAACGAAGGGTTAAAATATATCCGCAATCTCAAAGAAGAATATGAAAGATATGCTTCGATTATGAAGCGGTTTAATAATGGCGAAGGTGCAGATAGTTCATCTCGAATGGGAAGAGGATTCCAAGCCATTAAAGATAGAATGGTTGAAATCGAAGAAGAGATAAAAAAAGCTCAAGATGACCTTGATGCAATGCCAGAGACTCTTCAAGACGCTAGCGCTAGAGCCGCGGCTTTTGCTGACGAACTTGAAAGAGCAAGCAAAGCAAGCGAAAAAATTGAGCAGGAAACTCGCAATAGCATAGGTAAAGGATTCACTCAGTTTGGACAAATGTTGTCTGGCGGAAAGGGTGATATAAGCAAGTCTGTCGGTAAGCTTTCAACTATGTTCGGAAAAGGAGTTCAAAGCGGAGAAATCGCTATGGATGCGGGAAAGCTTGCGGGGCTGTCAGAATTAGCAGGAACGCTTGGCGCTGTAGCAACTGCTTTAGGTGCTGTTGCCGCAGTTGCGGGTGTTGTTATAGCAATCTTCAAAACTTACTATAAAATCATAACTGAGCTTCGTGATTCGATTGTAAAGTTTACACAAAGCCTCATGCAGTTTGCAAAGAATATGCTTTCATCTGTAGTGGGAGCATTTAATGCTGTTGCAGGAGCAGTGAATAAGGCTGTGTCTATTGTACGTAGCGGTGCGGAGATAGTTGTAAGTGCCTTGCGTAAGATTGGCGATTTTGGAAAGACTATTGTTTCAATCTTTGGCAAGGTTGGCAACGCTTTTGCGCCCGCTATAAAGGGAATGAAGGCACTTCTTTTAGCTGTTTCTCCTAGCTTTGTAAAAACCCTTGCTTCGAGTAATTTCCAGTTATCTAAGGTTATTAAGCAAACTCACATCTTAAAAGGTGCTATTAAATCCATAACAAGATACTTCTCAATGCTTACAAGAATGCTGATGAGAAAGTCGATTACCGCTTTCTTAAACGCAATGAAGCAAGCATTTGAAGATATGGTTTTGTTTGAAAAAAATGCAAATGACGAAATATTGCAACTCAATTACAATGTTTCAATCATTTTCTCAGCTTTGAGAAGACTTGCAAATCAAACAATAGCTATCTTTGAACCTTTGATTAACGCAATGGCTTCACCTGTAGAGAATTTCCTTACAATGCTTACTGGCGTTGCAGAAAACATCTCTAAATTCATGGCTATGCTTACAGGACAGCCGTATTACTTGAGAGCGAAGAAGTTCTTTGAAGATTATGGACAGAATGTAGAGGATGCTAACAAGAAAGTCAAGAATCTCACTAATGGACTTGACGAACTTAATATATTAAACAACAACAAGGACAACAAACAAGGCATTCTTCCAGAAGATATGTTTGAAAAAGTGCCTATTGATGGTACGTTTGATGGAATAAAGGTTCAAGTTCAAGATATTCTTGATTGGATGAAAGATAAGCTTCGTGATATTGACTGGGATGCTTTACAGGAAAAAGCTAGGAATTTCGTAAAGAGATTATTTGAGATAGTTAATACAGTTCTTAGAGATAAGGAATTTTGGGCTACGCTCGGAAAAACAGTAGGCGAAATCGTAAATTATCTCTTTGCTATAATCAACGAAGCAGTACATGACCTTGACTGGAAAGCTCTTGGACAGGCAATTACAACGTTCTTAAAGGGTGCACTTGAAACTATTGATTGGGCGCTCATAAGAGATACAGTTGTTACACTTGCCAAAGGTTTGGCAAACATGTGGAATGAAATCTTTGCAGATAAACAACTCTGGAAAGATATAGGAAGTACAGTAGCTCATGTTATTAATGATGTTATTGTAGCTTATCTTGATACATTTGCATGGAGCTTTAATTTCAAAAATATGGCTGATTCAGTAGCACTTGCTATTAAAACAGCTCTTGAAGGAATTAATTGGTCTCAAGTAAGACATGCAGTTGACGGATGGACAAAAGGCATTACCGATGCTGTTAATCAGTGGGCTAGAGATACTCGCCTTTGGAATGATATCGGTGATACAATTAAGCACATCATAAATGACATATTTATAAACGCCTTCTCTGATTTTAGCAGAATAGACTTTAGTAGTCTCACTGAAAATCTCAAGAACGCGATAACGAGAGCGCTTGATATTGATTGGTCTACATTTAGACAAGGCGTAAAAGGATGGGCTTCAAATATTGCCGATGTTATCAACGGAGTATTTGCTGACGAAGCATTTTTATCAAAAGTAACCACAAGTATTGCAAAATTCGGAAACACTATTTTTGAAGGACTGCACAAGGTTGTTAACGACATAAAGGCTTATGACATTGGAAGCGCAATACAGGGCGCAATCCAAAAGGGCTTAAATGGAATTAACTGGGATGAAGTTTTCAAGTTTCCCGCTGATGTAGTTAATAAAGTATCAAGTGCATTGAGAGGAATTTTCGATTCACTTCCTGCCGACTTTAATCTCGGAAAGTGGTTAGCTGAGCATTTAAGCATAACCATGGAACACATTGATTGGAATGCAATAGAGCGAAACGTCAATGATTTTTCAAAGAATGCGGTTGATACAATAAACGGCTTCCTTAATAATGATAGGTTCTGGAATAACGCTAATGTTACTTTAGATAAAGCAATTAAAGTAGTTATTAAGTTCATTGAACCAATATTAGACATAGACCTTAACGCTCTTGCAAAAAGAGTTAAAGACCTTGTGAACAGCGCTATAAACAGTGGAGCGTTAGAAAGAACCGTTGCTAATGCAGGACAAGTTGTTGTAGACCTTGTTGTGGCAGTAGATATTGCTCTTAAGGGAATTAAATGGGGCGATTTAGCAAAACAGATATCAACGGGTGTTGCTGATGCGATAGATAAAATATTCGCTAATAAAAACAACATCAGAAAGATGATACAGGATGCATTCGGCTCGTTCAGCACCACGATAGAAGAAACGCTGAAAGGCATGATTAATCGCAATTCTTTTTCAAAGCTTGCTGATATTATCGGAGAAACTTTACTCGGAATAGTAACAGGAGCGGCTGATTTCTTTGGCGATGTAGCTGATGATGCAGACAAGGCAATGAAGCAGTTTTCGGATAGGTTTGTTAAGTTCTTAAAAGCCAACGAGAAAACAATAGTTAAATCACTGAATACTATCATAGACGGCATTGTAGCGATTGTTGATTCTTTCTGGGATGAAACAAGCGATATTCACCGTCAGATGATGAAGATAGTTAAACAGCTTAAACTTGGCAAGCTAAAAGGAATGCTAATAAGTGTATCGTTAAGGATGCTCTTATTGTCATTGGAGCAAAAAGACGCTATATCACAAGCCGTATTAAATGACCTTGACGAATTAGCAAAAGAAATTGCAAAAGTATTGATGGATTATATACCATTACTATTAAAGCAAGTTGCTAAAATCATGTACACAATGCTAACTGTCATCACTTTTGCAACAAATCCGTTTACGGGCGTTGCAATGGCGCTTGGAGCTTTAGTGGCATCTCTTATCAAGAAAGCTTTTGCCGATAAGTTTGATTTCTCAAAAACTTTTGATGATGTTGAGCCTAAAGGTCTTGATAATGGCTTAACGTCGTTCTTTGGTAAGATTAAGAAGAAGATTGAGGATTTTGTCAAGAAGATTAAAGATTTCTTTGGTGGAAAGAAGTCAAAGGATAAGTATTCTGTTCCTGTGGATGTTACACCAGAGATGGATGATTCTTATGCGAAAACTTGGGAAGACCTTTTCAATAAAGACAAGAAAGTTCCCATTACGCTTAAAGACCCCAAGCTCGGAACAATTACTGCATCTTATATAAACACCGATGAAATCACGTCAAAAATCCTTATCGTTGAAGATATCTTTGCAGATAGGCTTCATGTAAAAGATGTTGATTTTAACTCTAATGGCGTTGTCGAAGGCTCAAAGAAAATGGGAGAGACCTACGCAGGCAATGGCATGAATGCAAGCGGCGGTACTCTTACTCAATTCGACATAGATTACGATAAATTGCGCGATACAATAGTAGAAGCGTTAAATATCTTTTACGATGCTTACGATTGGAAAAAGTTTGCCGAGAATTTCAAGTCTAATTCAAACTACGAAGACGCAGGAGCGCAACTTGCCAAGGCATTTAATAAAAATGTCAATTGGAGAGACGCAGGATGGCTTATAGCTACTGGCTTTGGTGGTGCTTACGACTGGGAAAACTTCGGAAGAACAATGGCTCGTGCATTCAGAGAGGTTCTCGAAGATATAGATTGGGCGCATTTCGGAGAAATTATTGGACGCGCAATTGCTAAAGAGCTGAAAGATATCAAGATTGACGCTTCAACATCATCGACTTCTTCAATATTCAATCCTTTTATGTTTGGTGGAGAGTCTTATGATGAACGTGATTACGGTGATGCAAAATATTACGAAGCGTTGAAAGAAAGCGATTTTGCAAGTGATTACAAAGCATTGTCCAATACAACGCATAGTTCGACAAAAGTAGAGCCGCCTATTTATACTAGCTCTGATACAAATACTTATAAGGCAAAGACAATATCTGGCGCTTTACAAGATGTATACATAAGAGTAGATGGCAAAGATTATGCTATTACCGATGGTCTTAGTGATGATTTGAAATGGAAAATCCTTTCAAGAAATCTTAAGCCGATTGTAAAAAATAGCGCTTTAGACCGTACAGCCGAAGATAAATTGATTGAGGAACTAAAAAAGAAATGGGGCAATCCTCAAAAAGGCGTAACAGGAAACTCATCTATCAGCACAACAACTACTAGCACAACAAATACAACTTCTTCTCAAACTACTGGTGGTTTTGCCGATATGTTTCTTGGAAACAGCTCAATATCAAATATCAGAAAACGCTTGAATAAGTTAGGCAACATGATTAGTGGCTTCTTTATGAGCGTTGAAAAAGGAATAAGAAAATTCAGAGATAATTTAAAAGGAATATTTGACGGTATTGCTGATGAGTTCCTTAACGGACTTAGCGAAAAAGCCGACATGGAATTATCTAAAGTTCTTGATATTGTCAGATATTATGTAGCTTGGATTCAAGTAGAATTTGACAAGCTGAATAATATAAAACTCTTCAAGGGCATTTCGGATAATGTTAATCAAGAAATGGCAAAAGTTCTTGATTTAGTAAAGGCTTGGCTTGACAGGATTAAGCAGTCTCTTGAATCATTTAAAGCACCTAATATACTTACAGGCGTTGCCGTAGGATTTCAGAACGAGTTAGATAATGCTTATGATTATCTTGTTCGTTGGGCTGATAGAGCAAAAGCTAAGATTGATGAAATCTTTGCAAAGCTCAACGAGAAACTTGATGGAGTTATTACTTTTGAGGCACATGCAACGACAGATTCTTGGAACAATGCTACATCAAGGCTTATAGATGCTATAAACGCATTAATAAATAAGCTTGGTAATATTAAGTGCGAATGCACATGTTGTTGCAATTGCAACGGATGCGGAAATAAGGATACTCCTGCGGTAGCGGGAGCTAAGAGGGATAGCGGAAATTCTTCGACAGGCGGTTCTTCAAATAGCTCGTCAACTGGAAAATCAAGCGGTTCGACAAGCGGTTCTTCTGGTGGTTCTTCTGGTGGTTCTTCATCAACAGGAGGAAAGACAGGAGGCTCTGCTTCTGACGGAAATGGAATTGTTACTGCGGATAATGGCAAAGATATTTTTCTTTATACAAATTACGGAAAAGTCGGTCTGTTTGCCTTAGTTGACGGTCAACTTGTAAGACTTACAGATGATTTACCCATAGGTCTTAGAAGAAGAATTGCTGACGGAGAGTTCCCTATAACTGATAGCAATGGAAAAAAGATTGATTCGGGAGATAGACGTACTGTACTTGATTTCTTAAAGTTCAGATGGGGTTCTAATGGCGGCTCAAGTTCATCCTCTACTGGCGGAACAGCTAAGACTCCTTCTACTGGCGGAACAAACAATACTGTTGGTGGTGGTTCTTCGGGAGGTTCATCTGGCGGAAGTTCGGGTGGCTCTACAAAAGACCACGAAGATAAACATTCGGGCGGTTCGTCTGGTGGAAGCTCTGGCGGTTCGGATAGCTCATCTGGTGGAAGCTCTGGTGGTTCGGGAGGTTCGTCTGACAGCGGCTCATCGAATAACACTAAGAAAGAAAAGGAAGAACCTAAAAAGAGTTCATGGGGCGCAACAATCCCTAGCGGCGGCTACGAACAAGACGGCAAGATATATAACTCTGATGGAAGTGTATACGCTGTATCGAACGACAAGTTTAAAGAAGAGGAAGAGAAGAGAGCAAAAGAAAGAAAAGAAAAAAATCCTCATAAAGACGATTACTATGAAGGATGGGCTGACAGACATTCTGATGTATCAACAGGAAAAGTAAATTATTACGATTCCGACGGAAACATTATTCATAGTAGACAGCTCGATGGTAAGTGGGGAGGAAAATACTATCTCGGAGGACAAGAAGTCACTGAGGCTCAATACAGAAATAAGACTACAGGACTTGGTGCTACATCATTGTTTGTAAGTCAGAAATATTCTGGAAGCGGAAGCGCAGTAATTGACAGCATAGATAGTTGGGCTAAATCAAAGCCATCCGTGCTTAGTTCGGCTCTTAACTCCTCTGATTCATACTTAACTACAGGCTCTAACCAGATTCGCTTCTTAGATGCTAATGGAAACACCATTACTGATAGAACTCAACTTGAGGCTATCAAGGCATACATTAAAGATAAATATAATCTTACTCCTAGTGAAAACCTTTATTCGGCATCAACCACTCCAAGCAGTGTGTCGGATGCACTCAATAAATATATTGAGGTTTTGAATAAGTATAACGTTAAGCTTGGAAACATACCGAGAGAAGCGGTCAGCGCTCTTGAATCATTGCAAACAGGATATGGAACTGAAGTTAAATTCCGCAACAAAGACACAGGCGCATATCAATCGTTTAATGTTTATGGTGTAGCAAGTGGTAAGGGCGGAACGAGATATGACATATCAAAGTTTTACAATGACCCCGCATGGGAGTTTAATGATTTCTCGTTTACTGTAGGAGGTAGACAAACACGAGGAACAAAATCGGATTTTGAAAACTGGTATTCAAATTCATTCCTTGTGAGAGGTTTCCAAATGGGCGGTATTCCCAACACGGGCGAGTTATTTGTCGCACGAGAAAACGGAAAGCCCGAATTTGTTGGAAGCTTCGGAAATAAGGCGGCTGTTGCAAACAATGAACAGATAGTAACCGCAGTAGCGAATGGTGTGTCGATGGCTAATGAATCTATTAAGAATGCTATTGAAAATCAGACTAATATCTTAGCTGATACAATTAACAATAAAGATGTTAATGTGCAGATAGGAGATAGACAGATTGCAGAAGCTAATAATAGAGGACAAAAAGGACTTGGCAATAGATTTGTAGACTAATATGAACCACGATACTATTTATCAAGGAGAGTCGGCGTAAGTCGGCTCTCCAAATAAGAGGTGATTGATATGGCACTTTTAACGATTAACGGAACTTCTTTACCAGTTCCCATTAGAGGATTGTCGGAAACAGTTTCAACGAACGTAAATAGCGGAAGAAATGCGTTAGGAGAAATGGTTGGAGAGCGTGTAGGAAGAGATATTTACAAGCTCGACAACATGGAATGGCGATGGCTTACTAAAGAACAATGGAAAAATATACTGAACTTAGTCAAAGACTTTAAGTTTCATGCTACTTTTCCAGATGTTGTAAACGGAGGTTATTGCACTCATCTGTGTTATTGCGGCGATAGAACATGCGAACCTTATTACATTAATTCTAACGGAGATTTCCAATACTATCGTTCATGCAAAATGAATATTATTGATTGTGGAATTATTGATGATTGAATTGCGGAAAAGTCGGGCAGTTGCTCGACTTTTTTGTTTTTATATGTGTGTAAAATAAATACATTTTTGTAAAAAGTATTGACATTTAAAGCACTTTGCGATATGATTGTTTTATCACATGAGAAAGGAGTAACAGGATGACGGATGGTAAATTACTGCTAGAAGTTATAAAAGACAGTGGAATAACAAAAGTCCACATTGCTAAAAAAGCAGGAATTTCACGGGAGCGTCTTTATGCTATTATTAGAGGTAGCGAGGTTAAAATATCCGAGTTTGAAAATCTTGCTAAGATTTTAAATTTATCTGATACGTTAAAAAGAAAAATTTTCTTGGCAGACACAAAATTATGAACAGGAGAGGGAGGCATGAAACGGATTATTTCAATTATGTTATCAATATTAATCACTGTTTTAATGACATTATCAACCCGAAAAACAGAAGTTGTTATAGAACCTATCGAAACATATATAATAGATGAAAATACAGATGAACATGATGAAATTCCAATTTATACAACTTCTAGCAATGAAGAATATCGTATAGATGAAAGTATTGTTGAACTCACTCAAGAAGAAGCGGAAATGATTATGAAGCTTGCTTGGAGCGAAGCGGGAAATCAAGGCGTAGAAGGACAACTTGTTGTAATGAATGTTATTATGAATCGCGTAGAAAGCGAGAATTTCCCGAACACTGTTAGAGAAGTTATTTATCAAAAATACAACGGACAGTATCAATTTGCTGTAATGGGAAATGGGGTTTTTAAAAAAGCCAATCCCACAAGTGAAACTCATATAGCATTAGCCGAATTGGAAGGCGGTAAAGACATATCACAAGGCGCTTTATTCTTTGAATCATCTTCTAATAGTTCAAAGAGTTGGCATAGAAAAAATAAATCTTTTCTGTTTGAAGAATACGGACAAAGATTTTATAAGTAAAAGAAAGGAGAATTATGATAGGATTTGATTTAAACGTCACGCAAACAGCAGGAAAAATTGAATGCGATTTCAGCGAAATCAAAGAAGCTCTTGCAATTCAAATGAGTGCATATTCTGGTTTGACAGTGACAGAAGACTCTATCCCAGAGTTTAAGAAAGAACTCGCAACACTAAGAAAGATTCATAAAGCAGTAGATGATAGGCGAAAGGAATTAAAAGAAGATTTTATGATTCCTTACAACGAGTTTGAAGGACAAGTAAAAACTCTTCTCGAAGAAATAGATAAACCTATCAAAGAAATCGACACTCAAATCAAGATGTTTGCGGAAGAAAAGGCTCAAGCAAAAGCACAGGTAGCAAAAGAGATTTACGATAACAATATTAATGGGCTTGAGGAATTTTTACCATTTGATTTAATTTTTAATCCAAAATGGACAAACGTTTCTTACTCTGAAAAAGATATTGCTTTTGATATTGGAGAAAAGGTTGTAGCCGTAAGAAATGATTTAAAAATCATTGAATCACTTAATAGCGAGATAAACGATGAGCTTATCAAAATCTATAAGAAGACTAGAGATTTAAAGGAAGTTATCAACAGAAATCAACAGTATCTAAAAGACAAAGAAGTTATCAGTGCTATACAAAAAGATGAACAGTGTGAGACAAAACATGAAGAAAAACCAACGGTAAAGTCTAACACAGCAAGCATAGTTATAAGCCTAAAGGATTTAGATAAAGTCTTACAAACATTAGACTTTATGGAAGTCAAATACAAATTAATAAAAGGAGAATAATATGGGGATTTATGAGAAATTATCATCAATTCAAGAAGAATTAAAAGCACCAAAGAATGCTTACAATTCTTTCGGGAAGTACAATTATCGTTCATGTGAGGATATTCTTGAAGGATTAAAGCCTGTACTCAAGAAATACAAGGCAACATTGTTTATCTCTGATTCACTTGAACTTATTGGTGATAGGTATTATGTCAAAGCGGCTGTTAGGCTAGTTGATATTGAAACTGGCGAGACTGTTGAAAATACTGCCTACGCTAGAGAAGAACTTGATAAAAAGGGAATGGATTGGAGTCAGATAACTGGTGCAACATCTTCTTATGCAAGAAAGTACGCACTCAACGGAATGTTCTTGATTGATGATACTAAAGATGCTGATACTGACGAATATCAGAATCAGCAGAACAAGAAGGGTGCAAAGGAAAGCGCTTCTGATGCTAAGTTGAATGAGAAGCTGAAATCAAGCGTTGATAAAACACTTCTTCCGTCTGGCGGAAACGTAACACCCGAACAGTTAGAAAGAATTAAGAGTGAGATGAATAGAACGGGCATCAACGAAGTTACTGTATTGTCGATGTTCAAAACTAAGAATCTTGAATCTTTAACAGATACCCAAGCTATTGCTATCCTTAATAAATTTTCAAACACACCAGATGCAAAAAAGTAGAGGAGTAGAATATGGCTTCATTTGTAGGTCGAGCAAAAGATATAATAGCTTTTTTAACAAGTAATAGCATAGACCAAGATGCCATGTGGGATTTAACTATCCATAAAAAGAAGCGCAGTCTTTCAAGTAATGCTTATTATTGGCAATTACTTGAAAAGATTGCCGTGAAAACACATGAACCAAAAGCCAAACTACATAACCTTAATTTACGCGCTCTCGGTCTCGTACAGCGCGTTGAAGATAAACCTGTATATACTTTAATACCCGATACAGTAGAAGCCGAAAATGAGGCTTTAAATGCTCTTACGTACCATATTGCTCCAAGAAGCGCAACTGTTGAAGGTAATGACGGAGTGAGATACAGATATTATGTTTTATTAAGGGGTAGCAGTTCGTTTTCGGTATCAGAAATGCAAGCTCTTGTAGATTTTGCAGTACAAGATGCTAAAGCACTTGATATCGAAGTGTTGACACCGAATGAGTTGCAAAGAATGAGGGAGGTTGAATTACAGCATGAGCAAAAGCATAATCCCAGATAATGACGAATATTGCTATATTTGCAAGATGCAAGGCATAGATGGCATAAAGGGAACTGACAAACACCATATGGTGTTCGGAACTTCCAGAAGAGTTCTCGCTGAAAAAGATGGCTTGCATTGCCAATTATGCCACTCTCATCATATGAGACTTCATCAACATGGCGATTACAAGGAAGAGTTACAACAGCTTGCAGAAAAAACTTGGCTTGAGCATTACAACAAAACTGTTGAAGATTGGATTAAACGCTATGGTAAAAACTATCTCTAAAGGAGCGGGAAATGATTAAAAGTGAAAATGGCAAAGTTGAAATAACTGGCGATGTTGAAATAATCAAAGCGGAACTCGTATCACTTTTTAAAGGACTGATGGACAATGAAGTGTTTGAAAAAGATGACATACGTGACATTTTAGAGATTGCATCATTGTCCAATGAAAGGCTCATGGAACTCACCAAGCAATACACAGAAAAAATTGAGCGTATAAAGCAACTCGCTAAGAGCTTAAGTGGGCTTTTTGAGGAAGAAGATACCAGTGATGATAATAAAATTTTCAACAGGGTTTTTGGAGGACTAGAATGAAAATTGGAAGCGTTGAAGAAATGGCAAATGATTATCAAAATGGCACACATGACTTTACTCATAATGGAAAATGTAGTGAGTGTGGCAACTGTTGTTCTCGTTATTTAGCCTTGAATAATAAGGAAATCAATACTATCCGCAATTACATCAAGAAGCACAATATAAAACAACAGAAACACGCTATATTTGTTCATAAAGAGGCTTTGTTTGATGCCACATGTCCTTTTTTAGATGACACAAAAGCTACTCATAAGTGTACTATTTATGAGGTCAGACCACTTATTTGTCGAGAGTTTAAGTGTGATGATTGGTATAAAATTGATAGAAACAATAAAATATACAGAGCTAAACTAAGGGCAGTAGATGTAACTGAACTATTTTTTGGAAAAGGAGAATAATAATGAACGTAGTAAATCTTATTGGAAATTTCACAGCAGACCCAGACGTAAGAAACGCGAACGGAAAGACGGTAACAAGAATGACATTGGCGGTCAATAGAAAATTTAAGAACGCAGAAGGAAGATATGACGCTGATTTTATTAGTTGTGTCGCTTTCGATAAAAACGCAGAGTTTATTGAAAAGTATTTCAGAAAAGGCATGAAGATTGGTATAACTGGACATATTCAGACAGGCTCATATACCAACAGAGACGGACAGAAAGTATATACAACTGATGTTATTGTAGATTCTTCTGAATTTGTTGAAAGACAGTCTCAGCAGAGCAATGAACCTGCCGCACCTAGAGATACCGCTAGCAATACTACTGATAATGATGGCTTTATGAATATTCCAGAAGGTATTGACGAAGAACTTCCATTCGTATAATATAGAGTTACCCGAACCGAGCCACGGCGGTTATAAAAATCCGTGGCAGAAAAGAGGTATGAATGGGAAAAATGAGCAGAGAAAAAGGGAAGCGTTACGAACGCGAGATTGCATCAAAACTTAAAGAATATGGCTATGATGCAAGACGCACAGCGCAGTATTGTGGAAACACTGGCGACGCTTCCGATGTAGTGGGGCTTGATGGAATACATATCGAAGCCAAGCATCAAGAAAAGATTATGATATACGACTGGATGGCACAAGCAATAAATGATAGTTCCGAAGAAGGCAAGGGTAACATTCCTGCTGTTTTTTTTAGGAAAAATCATTGCGAAACTCTTGTATGTATGCGCTTTGATGATTTTATGAAACTTTACAAAGAATATGAACTGTATTTGAACGAACAAAAAGATGTAACGTTACAAAATGAGTGTAACGTTACAAGTAAAATGTAACGTTACAGGGGGTAAAAATGGCTGACGTAAAATGGATAAAAATTGCTACAGATGTATTTGATAATAAGAAAATTAGAATTATTGAATCAATGCCAGAAGGAGATTCGATAATTGTCATTTGGTTCAAAATATTGATGCTTGCGGGAAATGTAAATGATTGTGGGAATGTCTATTTTACTAAAGATATACCGTTCACGGAACAGATGTTGGCGACAATGTTTAATAGACCGCTTCCTACCGTACAACTTGCGCTTAGAACATTTGTTGAGTTTGGAATGATTGATATTTTTGATGACATAATTCATGTTTCAAACTGGGAAAAATATCAAAATATTGAAGGCATGGAAAAGATACGAGAGCAGACCAGACTTAGGGTTGCGAAGTATAGGGAGAAAAAGAAATTAGAGTGTAACGTTACATGTAACGATACCGTTACGCAAGGTAACGAGACAGATATAGATATAGATATAGATAAAGATATATATATAAATAAAAAAGAAAAAGTAAAAAAAGAAAAAGTTTTTTTGAAGGAATATGATTTTTCAGATTCAGAGATTGTGCAGTCAGCTTTCAATGATTTTCTTGCTATGAGAAATGCAATTAAAAAGCCGATGACTGAAAGAGCGATACAACAGCTCAAAAAGAAACTTGAAGGATTGTCACAGGATGAATATACACAGGCTGATATATTAGACCAGTCAGTGTTTAAGACTTGGCAAGACATATATGCTCTCAGACCAGACTTTGTATCTATGAGAGAACGGAAAGAAAAGACAAAAGAAGTACAGAATAATCGGTACGCTGATTATCAGTAAGGGAGAGGAATACATATGACGTTTATCAACGAAGTTGAAGTAAGAAAAGCTATTAATGCTATCAAAGGGGATGACAGAGTATTTGAAATTCGTATAATATCTCAGCGTTCAAAATTCCCTTACAGCGGTTATTTCAAAAGTGCAGATAAGGCTGTTGAGTGTTTAAAGAAGCAGGATTTACAGGATTCAAATGTTTATATTGTTCTTAATGCGATTGACGAGGCTTGTTATAGCAGGGCGCAGAGAGATAAGCTTATTTCGGGAAAGATTGCTTCAACATCAGACAATGACATTGAGGCGAGAGAATGGATATTGATTGATATAGACCCTGTGAGACCTAAAGACACTTCATCAACACAGGAGCAGATAGATAAAGCTCTTGCAAAGTGCGGGAAAGTTCATAACTTTTTGTTAGAACAGGGATTCCCAAGACCGATAATAGGATTCTCTGGCAATGGATATCATTTGTTGTACAAGCTAAAGATGCAGAACAACAAAGAGAACGCAGACTTACTAAAAAACTTTTTGATGGCATTAGATGAGTTGTTCTCTGATGATGAGATGAAAATAGACCAAGTAAACTTCAATGCTTCAAGAGTTTGTAAGCTTTATGGTACTCTTGCTCAAAAGGGATTAAACACCGAGGAAAGACCTCATCGCATGAGTAAGATTATCAAGATGCCAGAAGTCATAACGCCTGTTGATTCAATGTATATCAAAAGGATATGCGGGCTTGTGAAGGCGGAACAGATAAACCCTAGCCGATACAATAATTATTCATCTGAGAGCTTTGACATTGAAGCGTGGATGCAGAAATATGGAATCAGTTATGCCGCCTATTCTTATGGGAGTGGAACGAAGTATTGCTTAACGCATTGTCCGTTCGACCATAATCATACAGGTAAGGATGCGGCAATCTTTAAGCGTAGCAATGGTGCAATTGCCTTTAAGTGTTTGCACAATTCATGTGCTGATAAGACGTGGAAAGATGTAAGAATGTTGTTTGAGCCAGACGCTTATGAGCGTAAGCGTCAGCAAGAAGAAAGGCAGATATTTAACTCGTATAACAGAGATGCTAAGCCAGAGCCAGTACATATCGAGCAAAAGGAAGGAGAGCCTATCTTCTTTACCGCAAAGCAGATATTAGCTAGACCTAAACAGACGGAACAGATTATCAAGACTGGCATATATGAATTTGATAAAAAGTTTAGAGGTCTTAGAAAGAAAGACGTTACGGCTTTAAGCGGACAGGCAGGAAGTGCAAAATCTACAATTCTCTCACAGATAATACTTAATGCTATTGATGCAGGAAATAACGTGGCGGTGTTTAGTGGAGAGCTTGCAGAAGATGATTACATGAGATGGATGTATCAGCAAGGCGCAGGAAGAAGTTATGTTGAACCGACTATGTGGGAAGGCTATTATGATGTGCCTTATAAGTACCAAGAGAAGATAGCTGATTGGCTTGAAGGAAAATTTTGGTTATACAATAACCAGTACGGTTTTGATTTCGAGGCTATTATTGAGCAGTTCGATAAAATGGTTGATAGACATAAGCTTGACATGCTTTGCATAGACAATCTGATGGCACTTGACATATCAAGATTGTCGAAAGAAAAGTATGAGGCGCAGTCAAGATTTGCTTGGCAGTTACATGAATTTGCACAGCGCAAAAACATACACATTATTATTGTTTGCCATCCCAAGAAACCTATGGGGCTTTTGGGAATGTATGACATAAGCGGAACGTCAGATATTGTTAATGCGATGGATAATATAATTTTTGTCTATCGAAGAAACCAGACCTTTGATAATTCCTATAATCAATTTTTTGGCGTGAACTGGACGGGAACTGGCGGAACTAATATATGGCACTGCGCAAAGGCAAGATTTGGCTCAGTAGATGATTCGTACAACGAACTGTTCTACGAAAAGGAAACGAAAAGATTAAAAAATGACGTGGATGAAGTTCATAACTACGGATGGATTGATATGGCAAATGCAAAAGCGCCACAGCAAGAAGAAATGAAACTTGAAAAGGATTCGGGATTCAGAGATGCAGAGGAAGACGATGACCTTCCATGGGGGTAACATATGACAGAACAGCAGATGGATAAATTTAAAGCCTCGGTGTACGAACCGTACACTGAGGCATGGAAGTTAATAAAAGAGATGAGAGATACGGAAGTAAAAGACGATGCTTTTTATGAAGCGTATATGACTAAGATTAATGCTTTTCCGCAGAAATATAATAACAGTGAAATATCTCAAAGCATAGCAAGAATTATAATTGATGCACTTGATGAAATTGGAAGGATTGAAAAACAAGGGTGAGATTAAATTGTGGATATGATTGTTTAAATTGCAAATTAAAAAACTGTAAATATGCTTTGGATGATATTAATGACGCGGGCAAAGAGTTTTTGAAGAAAAAGGATAAAATAAGACACGCTAAATATTATCAAGAAAACAAAGAGGAGATAAAAGAAAAGTCTGCGAGGTATCGCCAAGAAAACAAAGAAAAAGATAAAGCGAGGCATGCCAAGTATTATGAGAAAAACAAAGAAAATATAAATAAAAAGAATCAAATGAGGTATAATAGTAATATAGTCGAGCGTAGAAAGAAAGCGTTGGATTATTACAACTTGCATAAAGACGAGATAAATGCAAGAAGGAAAGAGTTAAGGGATGCGAAGCGTGCCAAGAAGGAGGTAACAAAATGAAAGCATTTATAAAAAAGCATGAAGCTGTAACGCCAGTTGCAAGGAATAAAACAAGCGAGGTTCTTAAGTATTTAAAATCAAACGGAAGCATTACAAGCATGGAAGCGATTAACATGTTTGGAGCTACAAGACTTTCAGCTATAATATTCCAGTTAAGGAAAAAGGGCTATGATATTACAACGTTTGATATTGAGAAGGTTGATAAGTATGGACACTGTTGTAAGTTTGCAAGATACGTGCTGAATAAATAATATGCCCTCAAATATAAAAATTTCCTACCTTCCTTGAGTTTTTATATTAATTACAAGGAAACTATCATTAAGACATAAAAACGTCTTAAATGGGCAAAATTTACAAAAATGAGAGGTATTAAAATGAGGCTTAAGATGTATAGCCCATATGACCATTTTCCGAATCATAATATGGTTAAAGGTGAAAAGTATATTACTTGCCTAGTGGATTATATTGCGATGAGGGAAAAGGGCATAGATAAATCTAAGGCTATAGCTATTTTGATAGAACCGAGGTCTTTAAATCCAGAGCTGTATAGATGGATGGAATATAACGGTAAAGAGTTTGCAATGGTATTTACCCATGATTCTCAGTTGTTATCATTATTGCCTAATTCGAGACTGATTCTGTGGGGAGGCGGTCAAGAAGGGCTTGGCAACTGGAATGATGACAGATGGAACAAACCGAAAATCATATCTTTTTGTTCTTCTGACAAGGAAATGTGTGCGCAACACATAATAAGAAAAGCGCTTTGCAAAGAGTTGGAAGATAAAGTAGACTGTATGGGAACTTATGATGGCGGTAGTTATGTGACTACTGCACAAATATACGAGGAATACAAGTTTTCGATATGTATAGAAAATTATCTTGACGACTGGTGGTTTACCGAAAAAATTGGGAACGCTTTTGCTAATAAGTGTGTGCCGATATATTACGGAGCGAGAAAAATTGGGCGATTATTCGATGAAGAAGGAATAATAAGAGTTGATAATATAAACGACATTCCTAAGATTGTAGATAAGATTTTGATTAATCCACGTTGGGAGTACGGAAAGAGAAACAAAGCAATAGATTATAACTATGAACGTGTAAAAGAGTTTGATAGATTTGAACAATGGTTTTTCGGAAGATATGGAGATGAACTTGATGAGTTGTATGAAAAAATTAACAGTGATAATTCCTGCGTATAATTCAGAACCTTATTTAAGCGAACTACTTGATTGTTTAGCTCCTCAAGTAAACGACAAGGTAGAGGTAATTGTTGTTGATGATGGCTCTTGTCCTAAATTAAAAAGCAATTATGAATGGGTGAATTTTTATTATCAAAGTAATAAAGGGGTTAGCGAGGCTAGAAATACAGGCATAAGCAAATCTCATGGGGAATATATATCGTTTATAGATTCAGACGATTTAGTGTCTGATAATTATATTAAACTTATCTTGGATGAAATCGAAAAAACAGCTTTTGATTATTGCTATCTATCGTGGAAAACGTTTTCTGACGGAGGACAAACAGTAGTTGAAATAAAAACTATTGATGATAAGTTTCCTGCGACTAATCAATGTGTATGGAATAGAGTTTACAAAAAGAGCTTTATAGGGAATGTTAGGTTTAATCCTAATAAATCAATTGGAGAAGATGCGGAATTTATCAAGAAAATCGACGAGAGCAAAGGTAAGAAAGCTTTTATATCGGAATTTATGTATTTTTACAGGACTAACACACCCGATTCTTTGACAAAAAGATTTCAGAACGGACTTTTGAGAACTCGAAGAGTAATATACTATTTCCCTATAGTAACCGAAGCTATGACATTCCTTATTTCGGAATTTAGGGAACTTAATAAAGTGGCTGAAATAATACTTATGACTAACCAGAACAACATTCCGAAGTTAAGCGAGTATGCCTTAGTAATGCCGCCAAGAAAAATACACGGAACGGAATTAAGAGGCTATCCGACAAACTTGTTCACAAGAGTTGTAATGCCGATAAAAACAGACATTGTGATATGGACGGAAAAAACATTTGAAATAGGGGGAATAGAAACATTTATTTATAATTTTTGCAAACAAATGTCACCAAGCTATGACATAACGGTTTTGTATAAAATTATAGATGAAAAGCAGAAGGCTAGATTAAAGGAGTTTGCAAGGGTAGAAAGAAACGATTTATCTACGTATATTGAGTGTGACACGCTTATTGTAAATAGAATAACAGACGATTCTCCGAAGAATGTTTTTTATAAACAGAAAGTGCAGATGGTTCATTCATGTAAGTGGGATGAGGCTCTTGTAATTCCAAAAGACAATGACTATCTTGTTCCTGTTTCGGAGGCTGTTGCAAAATCTTATTTAGATTTCAAAAAGGATTATAAAACCATACACAACTTAACTGCGCCAAAAGATGTTAGTAAGGCTATTGTTATTGTTTCTGCTACGAGAACTGGCACTAATGAAAAAGGGCAAAAGAGGATGGTAGCGCTCTCTAATCTTTTGAGAAAACGCAATATTCCGTTTGTCTGGTTGTGCTTTTGCGATTCTCCGATTCAAGGAGCAACCAATATAACATTTTTAAAGCCTACTCTTGATATTGCGCCTTATATAAAAAGTGCTGATTACTTGGCTCAGTTATCAGACCACGAAGGTTTTTGTTATTCTTTGGTTGAGGCTCTTGAGCTTGGAACACCTGTATTGGTAACTGATTTGGAAGTATTGCCCGAATTGAATTTTAAAGAAGGCGAAAATGGATATAAAATTCCATGGGAAATAAATGATAAGTTCGATGTGGAAAAAATATTCAACAATCAGTTGAAAGGCAAGTTTGAATATGAGTTTGATAACGACAAGATAATAAAACAATGGAAAGAAATTTTAGGACGCGGAAATCCTGTAAAAAAGATTAAGGAAAAAGAAGGCGTTAAGATTAAAGTTAGAGCAATCATTACATTTGATGATGCGATAACGCATGAGCGTATAAATAAAAACGATGTGATAGAAAGAGAAATTTCAAGAGCATACGATTTGATGCAGAAAAAATTTGTAGAAATGGTGTGAATACAATTGACAATAGTGCCTAATAAGGGTAATATTGTATTATAAGTGAGGATATGTAAATGGATGTTAGAAAAATGAGAGAAGAATCAAAAATGACAAGACAGGAATTTTCTGAGTATCTTGGAATACCTAGAAAGACAATAAGAAATTGGGAACAAGGCGCGACAAAGCCAGTAAATTATTTATTGACGCTAATGGAAAAGGTCTTGAGATACGAAGGAAAAATCGACTGAAAGGAACATTATGTGTAATGTAGAAGTTGAAGATTCAGTTAAAAGACAAATTGAAGAGACGTGTGAAATCTATTCGCTAGATGTTTCAGAAGTGTTGAGTGATTTGGTGGCGAATTATTTAGATGAGCTTATAAAAAGTTATGGACTAAGGAAAGATGAAAGTGATTTAGAGCCTTATCCTTTTTGGTCTGAGGAGTATTTGAACACGCTAGGCATGAGTAAGCGTGACTTTTAGCAGGAGAGGAAAATGACTGAGATTCAAAGAAAAATTGTAGAGACACATAAAAAGCTTGACGACGGAATGTCAGAACCAGAGAAAATAATAGATTTAGTTTGTCATAGCTGTAGATGTGAACCTATGGACGTGATTGAAGCAATAGTAGCTTCAAATAAAGAGAATACAACCAATAATGCTAAAAGAACATTGGTGAGAATTAAATAATTTTCTGCGGTGGCGGAAGATAGACGCAAACTTGTAGGAGCAAAGGATAGGTGAAAGTCCTATTGGCTTTAGTGTTTTTAAGTCCACACGTCCTAGAGAAAATACATGAGGGTTCAAATCCCTCCCGCAGAATAGCCTAATAAGGCGAATGATAAAATCGTTCTTTTCATAGTGCTGTGGTGGCGGAAGATAGACGCTAGTAAGGGCATACGAGGAACTCAGACACGGTTCGATTCCGTGATGCCATTGGTTCTCTGAGTACATGATAAGGTGAAAGTCCTTATCCCACAATTTAGCTGATATCCCAGTAGTAGGGATAAACAGTAACGCCGATGCTATGTGCAAAGGTTGTAAAATGGTTCTGCAAGGAACGGACAGAGCTTATAGGGAATTAAAAAGAAAAGTGGTGGCGGAATAAGGTAGACGCTAATCAGATGTGGTAACGCTATGGCGGTACAATGCATCATGTAAGGTGCAAATCCTTACCCACTGATTAGCTGTTCTCGTGGGCAGAGTAAACAGCAAACGCCTAATTAGCGTGAGTGTTACATGAATGCTCATGCATAGAAATGAAATATAACACGCCTTAGATTTTCACAGCTTGGGTATGTGAAGCCGTCAGAGTACGGAGCAACTATAAATGGAGTAGAGACATATTAAAGCGAACTTTGCAGGAGGCATTAATGAACAAAATAAGATGTTTGTTGAGTGGTGGTTGTCGATTCAGAGATGAGGATACGAAAGTTTATATAGATAAAAATAATATTTTTTATATGATTAAGGTGTGCTGTAAATGCGGTAAGAAAAAGATTTACAAAGTTCCGTTTGAAGATTTACTGAATGTATTGAAGGGGAAGTAGAGACGCTTTGTGTAAAGATATAGTATGGTATTAGGGAGGTATTGTTATGGCAGAAAGTGTAGACGGATGCCCGTATATGGTAAAACTGTGTGGCATACCTGTATGTGGTCTCAACGTTATGCCATGCGCGAGTGTCAGTCAGAAAATGTGTGAAATGGCAAAACTAAATAAATCAAAAAAGACGAAAGTGAAAACTGGACATAAAGCGGAAAAATCCACGCCTTTGATTTTCGTAGATGAATTTGTAGAAAAAAGTGAATAATGATATTGACAATGTTACCCTTTTAGGGTAACATTATTTTTGTATAAAGGACTTTGAAAGGAGTGGTTTAAGTGAAAAAAGAAAAATTAAATGAGGCGATAAGAATTTCTAAATGTATTGATTCCTTAAAGGAATTGCAAAGCATGTTCATTAGTGGAAGCCCTTCGATAATAGGCTTCAATTTCATAGATGTGAGCCAAGATGTATATGATGATTGGAAAAAGATAAACGAGGCTTTTTTGGCTGAAAAGATAGACGAATTAGAAATAGTTTTAGAGGATTTGTAAGAGTGAATAAGAGGAGCGGATAAGTGATGAGAATGAGAAATGATACCAGATTGAAACAATTGCTTAATAAATACAATGTAACACAACAGTCCTTTGCGGATATGTTGTGTGTTACGAAATACACTGCTTGGAAAATTATTAATAATAAACGCCCTCTTAGGTCTGATGAAATAGTGAAAATTTGTAAAAATTTTGATGTTTCGGCAAATTGGCTTCTAGGGCTTAACGAGTTGTCAAATCCATATGATATTGAGGCTCTTGACAAGATAATAGTAAAAATAAAAGCTATGTTCCCGCTATCGGGAAAGTGGATGTATGATGAAGGATATGAAAAAGAACATATAGTTTGCGAAGTATTATCTGATGTATTAACGACTATTGATAAATATAGGATGAAGGGTGGAGATAAGAAATGACAAGAAGAGAACAGATAGAAATGCTAATGGATGAATGTGAAGATTGTGTGCGCGATGGTTTATACACACAAGAGTGGATTGACACGTTGAACGCGGCAATTAAAGCACTAAAGCAAGAGCCTGTACTTGAAAAAGACGGAACGCTTGTTGTAACTACCGAGCATTACAAAAATGTTAGCAGAGTGCTTGTACAATATGGCACAAACGGAAGCCTATTTTATCAAGACTGAAAGCCGCAGGAAAGGATAATGAGGGATGACAAGAGAAGAAATGTGGAAAGAGTTTGAAAATCAACTCATAAGAGAAACACGTACACCAATCACTGTAAGTTATAACGTGTCTGAAAAAATGATAAAATCAGCTATTAAAACAACTGTTACAAAATGGAAAGAACGATTAGAGCGAGAATTAAGTAATTCGGGAAAATCGAACAAGTCAGAAATTCCGACAGGTTCAACTATTAAGAATAGTTTAAGAGTTGATTGTATATCAAGAAAATCGGTAATTACGATTATTCAAAATCATTGGTGGAATTGTAGAGATATAGACAAGTTAGTAAATGCTTTACCCTCAGCAATACCAAAAGGGCATTGGATAAAAGAAGAATCAATATATGGTTGGGATGGATATTCATACCAATGCTCAGAGTGCGGTAGAAGCATACACTTAGACACAATAATGGAAGATTTAGAAGATTATCCATACTGTCATTGCGGAGCATATATGAGGGAGATTAAAGAATGACAAGAAAAGAGATTATCAATGAAATTAATTGCCTCCTATTTGAACTAGATAACGGAGATGATGCCGTATCATATCTCACTCAAAATGATGTGAATTGGCTTAAGGAAAACATCAAAGCGTTAGAGCAAGAGCCAAAATGGATTCCTGTTACTGAGAGGTTGCCCGATAACAGCGGGCGTTATTGGGTTAATTATAGTTCGGGCTATGTAGGTATAGCGCATTATTATGAGTCGGTTTTAAAGTGGGGTTGTACAACCACCGAAAGAATCGTTGCATGGATGCCATTGCCCAAACCTTATAAGGCAGAAAGTGAGGGTAAGGAATGAAATTAGCGCTTTTTGATTTAGGAGATTTACGGTTAGTTTCGCCTCAACTTCCGAAACGGTCAAAAAGGATAATCTTAGACTATTTAGAAAAGTACAAATATGAGGACGTTGACAAAATTGATATAAATTCTAGCTTTATTGAAGGCTTTTATTATGCTAAAGCACTTATAGGCGATATGTTAGAGGAAGAAAGAGATAGTCAAGAGCGAGAGATACAGGCAAAAGAGGACTTAGAGGAGAAAATCGGAAATCTTATTGGATATATTGACTTCTTGCGGAACACGGCACAGGGCAAGAGGAAAAGTCTTAACCTTATGGAGAATTTGATAAAGGCTTTGTTCCCCGATTGTGAAAGAGAAATCCGATTAAATAAAGAATGTATAGAGGAAATAAGAAAGTATGCAGTAATTAATAGGAGACGGCGGGAAGATGGCAAAAAATGTGAAGAATGTATGTATAGAGTAGGAATATTTTGAAGGGTATGGATATGGGTGCTTCTATGGACAAACTATGACGCCTATTGACGCGGATAAATGTGATGGATATGTTTTTGATAATCATGCTGTGCCGAAAAGCTACAAGATAAGTGAGGATAAGAAATGACAAGAAAGGAGCGAAGTAAATGGCAGAAATTGAGTTGGTAATAAAGATACCAGAGGAAGAATATGAAATGATAGTTAATTCAGAGGATTGCGGGTTGCATACTCTTACAAGAGCAATTGCACATGGCACAATGCTTCCAAAAGGACATGGAAAACTAATTGATGCGGATTCGCTTAAAAATCAGTTCCCAATATGGGTTGATAACTTTTCATCACGCTTAATTAACAATACGATTTCTAAAACACCAACAATCATAGAGGCAGATAAAGGAGATTAAAATGTTTATTAGTAAAAAGGCTTATGTTGCATTAATAATCTGGTCTGCTATTTCTGGTATTTTTGTACCTTCTGACGAAATTGTTATTGCAAATACAATTTTGTTTATGGGTTCACTAATTTGTCTTGAAATAAGAATGCTAAGAGAAGAGTCGGAAGAAAGAGGTAAGAAATGACAAAAGAAGAAACAACAGAAGTTAGAGAATTTGAAGGGATTGAGGTCACTTATCCACCAGAAGATATCTGTATATACCCCGAATATAAAGGAAAGCCTTATTTTGGAATCCGATATAAAGAAAATGGAGAAAGTATTGTTGGGTATGGAACATATAACCCGCAAGTATTATCGAGATATTTAAAAGATTATTTCATGTCAACTATTAAGAATGATATTCGTGATAATCGAGTTAAAAACGAATTAAATCGAGTTAAAGACGAATTAAATCGAGTTAAAGACGAATTAGAGCCAACTACTAAGAATAATTTAAGAGTTGATTGTATCAATAGAACGCCAAGCATCCCTAAAGAGTGGCAAGACGTATTCAAAGACGTTGACGAGTTTATCGAGTTCATATGGGATAGAGTAGATACAAGCGATTTTGAGGACAGCTATACATCACCCGTAATAAATGCAGAGCCAAACGAATTATTCAAAGTGACAGCAAGTGATAAGCGAGAGCAATTATACGAGTTGTTTGTAGAAATGATTACAAGAAAAAATACACCCTCTGTAACACTGCAAGAGTCTATTCTTGATAAGATAAGAGCCGAGATTTTGGAATATATTGATGATTTAGATATTGCCGCAGAGATATGTGATATATTTGACAAATACAAGGCAGAAAGTGAGAACACATGAAAACATATAAAGTCAAGTTAATAAAAGAGTATACAAAAATGGCAAATAGCAAAGAAGAAGCCATTGAAGGAGCTAAATTTGAGTTCGATAATTCAAATGATAGTTCGTTTTGCCAAGAGTGGGATAAAATTCAATGCAGAGAGTTAAAGAGAGAAAGTGAGGACAAGGAATGATTTACGATATGGAAGAAATTAAAATACTTATAGCAGGATACGTGGAAAGACACCCGTTGGTAGAAGAATGTGGAAGTGAATATATTTATCAAGATGATAAGGCACAGGAAGATGCAATTCAGTTAGTTGCAGACATTTTTGATAATATGGAAAGCTAAGTGAGAAATAATGATGGGAATAACGATTGATAAAAGTAATTATTATTCTAGTTTGACACCAGAGTTTACTCCGAGCTGTACAATAAAATCTATTTCACCATTTATAAATAAGACATTAGAGCCTGCTCAGAAACTTAAATATGTTTCACGAAATAATGAATATGAGGTATTAGAAGATGAGAATGACGATTGATGAGTGCATACATAAATTAGATTTTTCTATTGGCGCATATCAAAAGCTGATAGATGAAAACGTGTCTAGCGGAGAGGTTGTCGGAACAGGAGTTAGAGGAACGTGGACAGCAAGCACATCATTAAATAAAGCCTATTCAGATATGATTGAAGCATTGCAGACAGCCAAAGATACTATACGCAAAAATCAGAAGGTAAAACAGATTGTAAACGCATGGGATGATGATGAAAATGCAATGATATTGGCACGTAAAATCAAAGAGGTAATAGAAGATGGGAATGACGATTGAGGAATTAATAACTTTCTGCGAGGAAGAGGAATACAATCATAGGCTAAAGTGTAAAAGATATGATGATGCAAGCGGATATACACGTTCTAAAGACAAAAACATTAGAACTGCTTGTGCTATAAGAGAAGCTACTTATGCTGATTTTTACAAGGAAATATCAGATACCATGCGCAAGTATCAGAAGATAACAAAAATCCTAAATAGCGCAAGCTATACAGAAAACGGAACGGTATACTCCTACACGTATGATGAAGATACAAGAGTTAGGCATATCAGAGAGGTGATAAAAGATGAAAAAGAAGACAGATGATAATGTTAGACGGCAATTATTAGATAAATTATCAGAAGAATCAACAATGGTATTAGAGACGGCTTATGTTTATGCTAAAAACTATGTTTTGTACGGAGGAGATATTACAAAGCCATGGACTACAGCGGTACAACAGGCATATGTATTAGAACAAGTTAGGGTAAAAGCGTTTGCGGAAGCCTATGATTCTTTTAAAAAAGATTACGAAAACCGCTTGAAGGCTGATATGGTGGCTATGCTTACTGATATTCAGTTGGAGATTGAGGAACAATCACTTACTCACAGTGAAGATAATATTTTAAGTGAATGGGGGCTAGGGTATAACCATTCTGTTGAAAGATGTGGTGAGCTTATTCAACAGAAAATTGACAAGTACAAGTCAGAAAGCGAGGAAAGAAAATGACAAGGGAAGAAGCAATACTGTGGCTAAACGAAGAACTTCGGACTTGGGAGAATGAATGTCAAAGCAAGCACCCTATAAAAGAAGCACTTTATATGGCGTGTAAGGCATTAGAACAAGAGCCTAATACATGGAGTTTGGACGATGCAAGAGAAGATTTTATGTACGATGTTTACAACATACTTGATTTTCTTCCAACAAATGACGAAGCTAATCAAATTATGGATAGTTTTGATAGGGTTGCAAAAGGTATTAAGCAAGAACCTAGATGGATTCCTGTTACTGAGAGATTGCCCGAAAATGCAAAGCATAAAGGAGCGTTTTGCCCTAAGTATTATGTAATGACAGAGTATGGAGTAACAGAAGGTTGGTATAACCCCGATGTTGAATGTTGGTATGTCCTTTTGTGGTTTATGGACGGGCGGTTTGAGGAATGGAACATAAACATTGATAAGGGAGACATCCCAAAATTAGTAAAAAATGTTCCTGTTATAGCATGGATGCCATTGCCACAGCCATACAGGGCAGGAGGAGAGGATAAAGAATGACAAGAGAAGAAGCTGAAAAGTACGCTGAAAACATGACGTACCGCGAAGCAATTTACAACCTTAAGCAAGCTAAATCAGTGCCGTATCGAAAGGCTACGTTTATCAAGGTCAATGAGTTGCTTAAGGCATTAGAGCAAGAGCCAAGAAAAGGCGAATGGCTTAGAATGTCTGATTTATCAGAACAAGAGGACGATAGATATAAGTGTTCGTGTTGCGGAAATGTTATACATGATAAAAACAAAATGGATTTGTATACTTTCCATAGTTGGTGTGGGAGATGCGGAAGTGACAATGGTAGACATATAAAGTATGAGGTAGAAGAATGACAAGAGAAGAAGCAAAACACTGGTTAGAAATAGAACTGAAAACTTGGGAAGATGAATGCAAGTCTAAACATCCTATTAAAGAAGCTCTTAGTGTTGCAATTGAAGCACTAGAGCAAGAGTCAACTACTGAAGAAGAATACGAATATATATACATCGGTAATGGAGCTTATGAAAAACGTCCTAAAGTGAAGAGTGAGCTAACTACTAAGAATGATTTAGGAGTTGAACTTATAGACCGAGCAGAACTATTAAAAGCTATGGACACATGGGATAAGTTTGGATATACCGCACGATATGGATTAGAGAGATTAGATAAAGATGATAAAGATTTTGTGCCTTATGTAAAGTATGACGATATGGTTAATTGTGTAAAGAATATGCCCCCAGTAACACCAATAAGACCTAAAGGGCATTGGATAGCACGAAAAAAAGTGGGTTTTGGAGAATGGAAAGATGTTACTGTTCTTGTAAATCTAAAAGGTTGTGTTACAGATAGTTGCGAATGTTCAGAGTGTGGAGATTGGCTAACAGGAAGTGACGAATACGAGTGTAGTGCTAGGTACTGCCCTAACTGCGGTGCAGAGATGGAAAGCGAGGTAGAAGAATGACAAGAGAAGAAGCAATAAAAGAGATAGAAAAGGCTTTTGAACCTGCCTTTGCGAATTATATCATCACAGCGCTTACAGAGGGCGCGACGGTATCGGATAAAGAACCGTTTAAGCCTATGATAGAGATAGACCTGTATTCCGTAATCAAGCAGAAATACATTGAGCGTGAGGTATTAGACGAGATAAGAGCCGAGATAGAAGAACAGGTGCTTGAAAGCCTTTCAGATGATGGTAACGATTGGTTTACGGCAGAAAAGGTTAATGAGTGTTTAGAGATTATCGACAAGTACAAGGCAGAAAGTGAGGAAGGATGAATTGCGTATCAGAAAAATGTAAGTATGTAAGATGGGAAGTAGTAAAAGATGATAGGCTTAAATATTTTAGCCATATATTATGTCCGTATTGCGAACTTGGGAAAACAGTATCTTACCCATTTGGAGATAATGGTAAGAGGAATATTTGTGAATGCTATGAACGGGTAGAAAGTGAGGATAAGGAATGGCAAAGCGTGAATTTATAGAAACAAGAGAAATTGTATATGTTAACGCACCGATAGCACCTATATTACAAGGAGACAGCATCCATTATGAGGATATAGCATTTAAAGCTCAGATAGGGCGTATTCATTCTTTTTCTGAGCAGGATATAGTTAAGCCTTATCTCGAAGCCATAGAAGCCGAAGCGATAAAGTATAGCGGCACAGGCGAAAGAGAGATTCAAGCCTACGACGAGGGGCTATTGAAAGCAATCGAGATTATTAAAAAACTATTATCAGAACAGGAGGTGAAAGAATGAGATTAGTAAAAATTGACGGTGTATATATCAATGTGGACATGATAGACGCGATATCATTCGGAAGCACAAAAGAAGTAACACATGTATTTATTGGAGGTTCAGAACACCCCTTTATCTTCGATAGGAGCATTGATGAAGTGGTGGCAATCATAGAGGCAGATAAGGAAGGTAAGGAATGAGAGCGCAATTAGTTATTGAATATATCAATGGTAATAAAGAGGAAATATATTGTGACGATTATTACGAAGGGGTGGCAAGCCTTATGTATTATATCAGATTTGGTGTAAATGAGGGTGAACACTATATTCCATATTCAAGTATAAAACGATGGTCGGCACATAGATTTTGAGCCACAGGAAAGCGAGGGATAAGTATGTCAGATATAGAGTTAGTAATTAAGATAGATGAAGAAGATTACAAAAAGGTCTTAGAATCAAATAATCGTAATTATGAATGGAATGATATGTGTGCGTGTTATGAAGCTGTATTTAAAGGCACGCCACTTTCTAAAAGGCATGAAAAACTGATTGATGCTAATGATATAAGAATGACTAGAACAGAAGCAGTTAATGAATTGAATTATTTCAAAGGAACACTTCCGAAAGAGCCGCCAGAAGAATGTGATTATCTTGATGAATGGTATTATTTGCATAAAAAACTTATAAATGCAATCAATATGGGAATAGAGGCTTTACTTGAGAAGCAGAAAACAATCATAGAAACAGAGAGGGCGGAAAGTGAGGGCAAGTAATGAAAAGTAGAATAACTGGTCGAGTTGAAGAGTGGTGGAAATCAGTATGTCAAAAGCATAACTGCGAATATTATATACATGAAGATTGTCCGTCTTGTAGTTATTGTACTTGTCCAGATAATTGTATTGTAGTTAAAGAAAGCAAGGCGGAAAGTGAGGGATAAGGAATGAGTTACAGAACAAGAATAAACGGAGTACAAGTATTTGGTAACAATGAATACTACCAAGAATGGATAGATTTCATTCGCTCAGAAGGTATAAAAGATGATGAGGATGGTGTATATGATGGGTATATTGAAAATCTGCAAGGTATGTTTGATACGATTGACATTATTACAAGAGGTCTTATCAATGACAGACATAATCAAGTTGTAGCAGGAGAGTTAACATGGGAAGGGAAGCCTTATAGAGAATTGACTGATTTATCTGAATCTATGTGGTTAAATGATAAAACACCTTTGCTCATGTACAATATGCAGATGATTAAAAATGCATATTGTTTCTTGCCATATCAACTTTTTAAAGCAGTTGAGGATATTATTGAGCAATGTAAGCATGATGAACCTAGAGCAGTGAGACTTGGGTATGGATATTACAGGCTTAAAGATGGTACAAAAATACATGTGTACGCAGGATAAAGGCAGGAAGTGAGGACAAGTAATGTCAGAAATAGAGTTGGTGATTAAGATACCCGAAGAAACATATGAATATTGGAAAGAACATAAATACGAATATATACTTTCAGAAGCAATAGCTAATGGTGTGCCACTCCCTAAAGGACACGGAAGAATAGGTGATTTAGATGCACTTGAAAGAGATATGATAGGTGGAATTAAAGCGGCTAATTTTGAAGAAGGATATGCGGACTATGCGCATATAAATAACGTGGATGATTGCGTTGATTGTGTGAGATATGCCGATACAATCATAGACGCAGATAAGGAGTAAAGAATGATATTGGCGGCGGCGATTAAATTTAAAATTGAGAGTACGGGCAAAGATGTTATTCTTTGTGGCGCACGGCATGGAGATATTTTTGTTCAGCTTGAAGGGTTAGGCTTTGACGCGCGTAAAGGATATGAGGAAATAGAACAAGGTTTTATTGATAACTGCAATAATTTTCTTACTAGAAAAGAAGCATTTGAACATGCAAAAAAATGCGGACAACTTGCAATTAAAATTATATGTGAACGTGAAAAGTCTGGCAGTTTAAACCTTATTTCAGAAGATTTATGGTAAATGATAGAAGCGGATAAGGAGGAAATATGACATATTTAGAGGGATTGAACAAAGTAATAGAAGCTATGGGAGAACGTGAATTAGACCAAAATGCTCAACAGACAACATATCTTGGATTAATTGCAATGCAATTAGCAATGATAGCAGATGAACTGGCTAGAATGAATGGCAGTGTAAAAAGTGAGGTACATTGTGCTTGTACAGACGAGGAGATATCAAAGTCTTTTATGGAAGATGTGTCGGCTGTAGAGGAACAGCTACTTAAACAAACTAATGATAAAATCATTCATGTTGGAGATGAAATCTATTCAGAACTAACCGACAGCAAAGCAGTGGTTCATCACATAGACGCTTGGAACAGATATGAGTGCTTCACTGATAGTGGAAGTCAGTTTATTATAGACAAGCATACATTCAATGACTATTGGGTCAAAACTGGTAAAAACTACCCACAGATAGCCGAAGTATTGAAGCAGATGAATGAGGTGAAAGAATGAACAGATGTGTTGTAGATGCAAATACCAATGAGTTGATAGCTTATGTCTCAGATAGCCACGACAACATAATCAAAGATGGATATGAGCTTATTGAATATGGATGTACTGAGCCTATTTTTCAAGATGTAAATGGGAAAGTATATGTGAAAACTAATGCTTTTGGAATTGACTTAAGTAAATAAGGAGGTGTGGAATGTATTTAATGGCAATAACAATAGTAATAGTAGTTGTGATAATTGGATTGGTAGTATTAGGTATAACATATATAGCATCAAAGAATGAAGTTGAACTGAAAAAACTTGAAAGAGAGGCTGAAATTGCAAAGAAAGCTTTGAGTAATGATGTTGTTAGGGTGAAAATACATGATATTGATATTCCCGCTCCATGGAGAAAACAGGGAGACCAGTTAAAGTATTCAGATTCGGAATGGGGCGCATATCAACAAGGCTTTATTGATGGAGTTAGGAAAGCAAAAGAAGAAGCGAAGAAAATTGTACAAAACACTAGACAGGAATAAGCTAATGAAAATCTGATGATGAAGCTTATTAAGGAGGGTAAAATGAGCGGAGGAAGTTATGGTTACATATACAGCAGATTAAGAAATGAATGCGGAAACCAGATGTATGATGCTGAAATGAATGATTTGATAGAAGATTTGTGTGATGTATTGCATGATTTAGAGTGGTGGCAAAGCGGTGATATATCAGAGGATGGCTATAGGGAAACACTTACAAAATTTAAAGCTAAATGGTTTAATGAAAGTAGAGAAGTAAGATTAAAGAGATATGTCGATGAACAAATAGGTCTCGTAAGAGAGCAGTTGTATTCTTTAATCGGGATTCCTAAAACAGAAGAAATTGACAGGTAATATTTTGAAATAATGGAAGAAACGTGTTGACAATGTTGCCCTTATAGGGTAACATTGTTTTTGTAAAGAAGTCTTTGATATTGCGAAAGGAGAACTGATATGACAAACAAAGAACGCGATGAACTTAGGAAGGTTCAAGAAAATGAATTTTTTGGATTGATGGGTGGAAGCGAAACTGAACTTCGCAAAGCATTTCGTGAAGTAAATAAATTCATTGAAATCGCGCAGGAAGAAACAGATATGACTAGACATGAAGCTGTAATGTTTATGGCTACGATAGTTAGTACAGGCATTAAAAAGATGTAAGGTTCGTAGCCGAGGTATTAAATCGGTTAAAGGAAAGGAAGGCAAAGAAATGAGTGAGAAATTGATAGTGACATATGATAAATCGCAAGAAGACGTTCCTGTGTTGGTGGTTGGAAAAGAAGGATATGGCTTTGGCTTTAATCCTTCAATAAACGTCATAAAGGTAATTACAGGAGACAATGCAGAACAGATGTATAGAAATTTGACTTTAAAAGACGCAGAAGTCATGACAAAAATATTAGGTAAGCCATGCGATGAGGAGAAGGTAAATGAGTGACTCTAAAAACGTGAATGAAATGCTTGTTGAAATGTTTTTTGATATTGATAAAAAGCGTAAAGACGTTGAATTTATGAATGACTGGAAAGATGGGTATAATTCATGTTTGAATGATGTTCTTCAATACATTCAAGAAAAAATAAATAATTAAGGAGAAGTATTAAAATGAGTGCAAGCAAGAAAGAAATTATAAAAGACCTTGCGTATTGCAGGGAATCGCTTGATAGAATTATCGAATTTGCAAAAAGAGAACTAAATGAAACGACATATATGCTTTACGGAAAGCGAACTGTTATCCAATCGGATATCATCAAGCTTAGAAGAGAGCTTAATGAAATTAGATGTAAGCTTGATGGTGATTTTTAATCAAGGAGGAGTAGTAATAATGGAGATAACGCAAAAGCAAATAGATGACGCGATTAATAATTGTGAGTGGAAGAAAGATTGTCATGGAGTTACTGTTTGCGGTGGCGAGTTAGGTGCTTGCGTAAGAATAATCGAAAGCGGTAAATGTCCTATTCTGAGAGAGTTGTTTACAAAAAGATAAAGGTTTTCACATGATAAGAATAATTATAGGTATTGGAATTTTAATAATGGCGATAGCTATAACAAAATGGATTGATGATGACATGAATAAGAGGTGATAGCATGAAAAAAGGAATCATTGTTGTGTTAATTAGTCTTTTATTAACAGGTTGTAATGAGCGATTAGTGTGCAGTAATACATATAATAAGGCTGTCATAGAAGGATATGGCGAGATTGAAATTTCAGCATGGTCGGGATGCGATGGCATCATCCAAGTGACGGATAAAAATGGAAAAACATATCTTACACATTCATCAAATATAATATTGATAAGCGATTAAATAATTTGGCGACTCATCGAGAGTCGAAGTATTGGGAGGGGAGATATGAGTAACTATAATATTGATTTTTCTAAGGTTTTTAATAGTGATTGCCTTGTTCCTGCGGAGCAATACGAAAGTCCGATAACCTTAATACAGAAAGAGGTGAGCGATGCCTATGGTTGTTGGGTTGAGGATAATGTTTTTAAAATGATTTCATCAATGGATATAAAAGTTGATAGGGATGAACTTATCAAGGCTTTGAAGTATGATAGACAGCAATACGAGCGTGGTTACGATGTAGCAAGTTTGGAATTTCAGAATAAAGCATTAGATGCTATGTCTAAAGTTTCATTAGCTGTCTATAATTCAGATAATCCGCAGTATAAAAAGGCTATGGAAGATGCGCTATCCATAATGAAATCCGTATGGCTCTCGGAAGATGGTAGGGAAAATAAATGAGTATATTAAAATATTATGTGGATAAGATTATAAGCGAAGAAAAAATTATGGGTAATGGTAAGAAGGGTGCTGAATTTTATCGTGTTACTGCAATTATTAGATGCGGTGAAAAAAGAAGCATGATTGATGAATTATTTATCGCAAAAGAGTGGGAAGAAATAAAGGAAAAGGGTTATTATTTTAGTTAAAGGGGAATAGAAGTGTGGATGATGATTTTATGATAGACGAGAATAGTATTATAGACAGAGCAATTCCTATTAAGGATTTGATAGCGATGTTGAAGCATGATGAAGAATGCGGTAAAGATTTAGTTTTCTTGTATAATATAGAGGATTTCTTTAGAAAGTATTCGGATATATATACTAAGAAAAAGATGTATTCAAGAAGGGCTTGTAGAGCAAGATACATAGGAGGAGAAGATGAGCAACGTAGACCATCCTGCGCATTATAATGTAAAAGGAAAGAAAGAATGTATTGATGAAATGGTTGATGAGTTAGGTCTGGAAATGGCAATCTCATTCTGTTTGACAAATGCTTATAAGTATTTATACAGAGCAGGAGAAAAACAGAATAACCCTAAAGAACAAGACATAGCCAAGGCAAAATGGTATTATGAATGGGTTAAGAAAAAGTATAGTGATATTCCTAGTTTGTTCTCAAAAACGGAAACTAATAACTGGTTGGCATTAAGAAAAGCGTATGTTTATATAAAAGAACGCTTGGAAGGAGAACGATTTGTATAAAAGAGTTGTTTTTCAAGGAATAGATGAAGCTATCGCCTATATGAATAAAAGTAGAATCCCTAAAGCAGATATCATAAAATTAGATACTGTGAAGGACGGAACATGGGTATCGCCTATGGAAATTGTAGAATTGATATATTATGAAGAGGAGCGGACATGAATAAGTATAGCAGTTTAAATGTTCTTAATAGAAAGAATTACATGACGGATGATGTGATAGGCGATGTTGCCAATATAATAAATGCGAAGGGCGGAAATCGTAGTCAGAGACGAAGGTTAGAGAAGTCACTTGGCAAGGTTGAGACAATAATGGCTCATGCACAAAAGCATCTTGATTATAAGGCGTATGAAGAGTATCAGAAAGCAGTAGATTCTAATTACATACATTTCTTTGCGTGTCTTGGTATGACGATGATAGAAGATTACAACTGGAAAGAGTCGGAAGATAACGAGCATGGACAGGTAATGTCTTTATTTGAAAGAGTAAATAAAAAAATCGTAAAATATTCCAATATGGGGTATAATACAGAAGACATTGTTGACCGTCTTGAAGAGGTTACGGGAATAAAATTAATACCAGATGCGCACTAAAAAGATTGATAAATTGGAGGTACTGTGTTAATATGAGCAATGAAAAAGAAAAAGCTGAGTCTTTAAACGTATCTTATTTGGCTTTTGAAAGCTCACAAGCTAGAATGGAACGATTTGTAATGAAATTATGGATTGTGATATTGGCGTTAATACTATGCCTTATAGCAACAAACATAGGGTGGATATGGTATGAGTGTCAGTGGCAATGTGTTCAAACAACTACAACTATTGAAGCTCAGCAAGACGGAAGTGGTGTAAACATAATCGGAAATGGAGATGTGATGTATGGGGCAAAAAGCGAAGATTACTCAAACAACAACAAGTAGAGAAAAGAAAAGCGACTCTAACAAAGGACAGATAGTAAGAGTCAATAAGGTAACTGGTGAACAGAAAGTTCCGAAAAAGAAGTAAGGGTTAGAGTAGCGAAAGCTACTCTTTTTCTTTGATAACACTGGCGGCGCACAATCGTGACTTTAGTTATGAGTGTGCCGCCTTTTCTTGACTCTGCTAATTACGTATGGTATTATGCAGACATGGATAAAGATAGCATATTTACAATAAATTCAGATGTGACGCATGGTAGAGGATATGTATATTGCTTGCAGTACCATATAGTATGGTGTACCAAGTATCGTAAGAAGGTCATTATTGGCAATATAGAGACAGATGTTAAAGAACATCTTTACCGTACAGCCGAAGATTTAGGCATTAAAATCCTTGCTATGAAAACAATGCCTGACCATATACATATGCTTATAGAATGTAAGCCTCAATGTAGAATTTCAGATGCAATTAAAGTATTCAAAGGCAATACTGCAAGATGGCTGTTTCTTACGCATCCAGAAATCAAAACTAAGCTTTGGGGTGGACATTTATGGAATCCATCATATTTTGTAGCAACTGTAAGTGAGCGCACTAAAGAGCAGGTCACTAATTATATAAGCAGTCAGAAAGAAAAGTAACACATGAAGATATACTCCACGTATTCCGTTAAAATAAAACAATACAATCATATATTTTCTGAGACAGTAACTATATACAGGGATGCTGTCAATTTTCTTATGGATGTATGTCTGGCTGAATGGGACTTAGTTTCTGTCATAAAAGGTAATCAGGCTCAAATGATGCATGTAGAGTCGCTTTGTCATAAAACCAAAGAGAACTCTTCTCCTAAATACGATTTCGATTCCAGATTCTATAAGATGCCGTCATATATACGCAGAGCGGCAATATCTGAAGCTATAGGCAAAGTATCATCTTATAAATCTAACCTTGCTAACTGGAAGTTAAATCCTACTGGTAAGAAACCTACTCTTAATAACTGTGGGTACGTGTATCCATCCTTATATCGCATAGGGATGTATAATCTTACAGACGATTATTCTGCACAGATTAAGATATACCATAACAACACATGGAATTGGCTATCCATTAGTATTCGCAAATCAGACATGGATTATATCTATCATAGGTGTAATGGTCGTAAGATGTGCGCTCCTACGCTTCAGAAACGAGGTAAAGAATGGTTTTTAGACTTCCCGTTTGAAGAAAAGGCTACTCTTAC